CCCGTTACGTGCAGAATATAACACTCCGCTGAAGTTGCGTTTACTGCTGCCGCTATTTGTTCTTTAGTGTAGTGCATTACCCAAAAGTTTGAACTGTATTTTCTATTATTGGAAAGACTCCGTAATCCGTTTCCTCTCCTGAAAATGACCCCGTATCACTTCCTTCTAGTTTAAAAAAGGAGGCATCGCCATAAATAGCAAACTTAACAATCATACTTTTTATAATAGGTTTATTAGAATATGTTCCCGACTGCCAATGTATTTGCCACCAATTATTTGCTGCATTCGTACCTAAAGCCCAATACCAAGTATTAAGGGCCGGGTTGTCGCATGCTTTCCACGGTGCATAAGTTTGATTAAAAACTTGGCCCGCACTTACTTCGATGCCCGTGTTACTAGTATTTGAAGTGAGGGCGGCAGTAGGGTATTCAATTCCGCTTCCTGCCGAACCTGTATAAAATCTAACATTGAGTATAGCTATACGTTGACTAGTATCTGCGCCCGCTTCGGTAACACCTCTAATTCTAATATATCTGTTTTGAATAAAAGCGGGTGTATAGGTTGCGGTAGCTGCTGCACTTTCAATAAAACTTCCAAATTCTTGAGCCTTAACACTAACTGTTCTTTGTGAGGTAGAGGAATTTGAATCCACAAAAGTTAATAAACTCCCAATGTGGTTACTCGATGAATCTAACTCCCTAACAACTGTACTATCTAATACAGTAACCGTACTTCCTACTTTAGCTTGTACCGAATAATTAGGGTTAGTGTAGGAACTCGCGTTGGTTACCGTAATGGATATTGCCCCAAAAGTTCCCCCGGTTAAAGATATAGTAGGCGTGGTCGAGGCTACCCCACCGCCTTGAGTGGTGAAGAATCCATCGATTCCATTTATGTCTGACGTAGAAACCCCTGATATACTTGCCATGACTTAACTAATTTCAATCCAATCCTTAGATGGACTGAAATATACTTTATTGGGGCCAACCTTATATCCCACAACTCTAACTATATCACCTGTGGTAAATCCACTTACGTCATTAGTTAATTCTCCCGCACTTATGTCTAGATAAATTACATCTCCTATGGACCCTCCGGGGTCAGTGCTCACATACACAACTCCTTCCACAAGTAACCCCGCACCGGAAGCAGTGCTTGTACCTACACCCAAAAGCCCTGTAGCTAATAAGTTAAAAGTTGTAGCGTTTCCTTCCGCCCAACCACTTGCAGTAAGGGCGTATACCCTTCCTGCGGCAAGGGACTGACTTCCAAAACTAAACAAACGAGAGCCTTTTCCAAAAGCTCCTGCAGAGGAAGATGCGAGTTGTTCGTCTACCTTTATCTGACGCATATGAAGGACGCTTGTGTTGCCTCCTATTATGTTTCCATTTATATCTAAATCGGTTCCGTCCCAAGTCAAGTTAGAATCAGCTCCAAAGGAGCCTGAATCATTAAACTGAATTTCAGTGTTGCTGCCTGCGGGTGTTCCTCCCGTTGGAGCTGCAATCCAATCGGTTCCGCTACCTGTGCTTGAAAGAACTTGACCGCTTGTTCCTGTGCCTCCTGAGCTGTCTTTAAAAGTACCTGTAACATATAAGCTACCTGTAACCTTAGTACCTCCTGAAAGAGTCTCAAAAACTTTAGTGTTATTAAATCTTAGCTCTACCGTTGAGGTAGAAGCGTTACAAGTAAAGAAGAAGTTAGTACCGTAAGTAGCACCCAAAATTCCATTTGTAGAATTAACGGTCAGGTACATCCTAGTACTCGAAACAGGGGCTGATAAACTAGTAATACTACCCGAAAAACCTAGCGTGGCTTCCGGAGCCTGAGCTGCGCCTATTCTTAAATTCGTTCCATCCCACCGAAAATTAGAATCAGCTCCAAAGGAGCCTGAGTTGTTAAACTGAATTTCGCTATCATTGCCCGCAGGCGTTCCTCCACTTCCCGCTGCAATCCAATTAGTTCCGGCACCTGTACTCGAAAGAACCTGACCACTTGTTCCAAGGTCACCGGAGCTATCTTTAAATCCACCCGTGACTTCTATGTTTCCTGTAATCTTAACGCCTGTACTTACGGTCTCAAACTTTTTTACATTACCAAAACGGATTTCAGTGGCTCCGGTTATGCTAGTCATAAAAAAGAAGTAGTTACTCGCTCCATATCCAAAAGCTATGAATCCTGATGTAGCATTACACTCTAGCTTAAGTAAACTACCTGCAACGGGAGTCGATAAGGCAAGTCCCTGACTATTTCCTTTTATAATTCCGTCCGGAGAAGTAGGGTCACCAAGTTGAATCTCGATGTCATCATCGAAAGAAATATTCTCAAGAAATTTAATTGAAGCCATAGAGAAAAATTAATAAAGGGTGGGGGTTTAAACCCCCACCCTATTATGTTTATTGTAGGCTCTGAATCACAACACGCAATCCTGCAACCCCCACTGATGCTGCTGTACTTATAGTAACATTATTTACGTCAGTTCGGACGACCTTACACTGTACCGTTTCATGACTAGTGGTGTCATATACCTGAACGATAACGTCCCGTGTGTTTAAAGCGTGATTTACTATATAGCTAGTAGCAGTACCGTTTCCTATGCTAGCCTTAAACTGAGTAGCCTCAACCAAGACATCTACCGCTGCATTAAATCCCGTTACCTGAGAGGTAGCGATAGCAATGGTAGTATCCGTAATTGCTGTTACAGCACCAAAGGCATTAGTTGTAATGACAGGAACACTTGAAGCAGAACCTTCTGTTGTAAATACAGTCTGAGCAGGGATAGCAGGTTCGCCTGCAACCATACTTCCTGCAAAGCCGTTAGCAGTTAAGAACTTTGAAACACCCTCAATACTATTGGTGGCCTTGTCGATATTACTCTGAACCTCTGTCCAATCATCTTCGTCAACAGGGTTGTCTTGATTGGAGATAATCAAATCACCAATCTCTAGCGTAGTAGTAAAGAACCCATTACCGTCACCTGCTGTAGTTACTACATAGGTAAACCCTTTAAGGACAGATGCGCCTGTGGGAGGTGCCGCAGATGCGTTATAGCCTCCTTGGAAGATTAATGCTCCTGAACCTGCAAGTGTTGTATCTACATAATTCTTAGAAGCTGCAGACGCAGCAGCTGATGGAACCTGCGGAATAGTTACCTGACCTGAAAAGGTTGCTGCAGTACCTGTCAAGTCACCCGTAAGAGTAGCCTGCACCGCACTTATGTCGGCAGTAACAGTAAGGTCGTTTCCAATAGTTACATCATCAGGAAGGCCAATGGTGATGACTCCATTGTTGGTGACAACTGAAGTAACGGTAGTTTCATTGGCTACCCCGGCAAACGATAAAGTTGAAGTTACAGTACTACTATTATCAGTAAGCGAGGCAGTTACCGCGTTAGAGGCTGCAGCAGTAACAGGTAAAGTATACGTAGTATCCGTAGGCGCACTACCTGCTGTTACAGCGATAACGTGACCTTGGGCGTTTGTGACGATTGAGCTTGGATATGCATAAGTTCCCGGAGTACCAAAATTACTGTGAGTAATCGTAAGAGTATCGGGAGTACCTGAAGCAACTGCAGTAGCAATAGCCGTTCCACCTACAAATTTAACCTCACCTCCATCTATAATAGCCTGAGCCGGGCCGCCATCACCTTGTAATTCCCAACTTGTATATGAACCTGCAGGGGTTGCCCAAACATTATCACCTCTTAAAAAAGTTGTAGCACCCGCAGTACCTGTCGCTGACAGGTCGATAGTTCCCATCGTAACTGCTCCGATAGCAGTGCTGTTCTGAGTAGTTGCCGAGATAAAGGTGCCGTTTGTGTTGGTAAAGCTGCTAACACCCAATGGGTTAATAATAGCCCCAAGCTGAGTAAGGGTATAAGGCCCAACAACTTCGCCTACACTAACAAGAACCTTAGAAGCAGCCACGAGCGCACCTGAGCCTGCTGATGCAAGAACGATGTTAGCTGCTGAGGTGTAGTCAGGCTCAATGTCTACAACAGTAGGAGTGTTTGCATTTTTCAAACCATTACTAGCTGTAACGCTGTCTACGTTACCTGNNCCATCAAGGTTTATCCAATTAGCACCGTCATAGTACTTAAGAGTATCACTTGTGGTATTGAAAATAATACGTCCACTATACTTATCAGCAGCANCAGTGGGGTCTGCAGCGAGATTCTGTATTGCTACGTTTTGTATCTCGTTTGTTTCGAGCGTAATCGAATCTAAAAATTTAATAGCCATTTTTTACGGGGGTGTTAATTAAAGAAAGCCTTCCCCGAAAAGGGAGTGCTAAAAGTCAAAGTTACGGTATTTAAAGAATCATAGTCTACAGAGCAATAAACTTCAACATCGTTGTCATCAACTACGGATACAGCAACATATTTATTGAGGTTATGATTTACTACCCAACTATTAGAGGGAGTGCTCTGAGTAAAGACAAAGTTTTTATCGTTAGATGCTGACACGTCATATGTCAAGATACTTATCAGGTATCTTTTTGTGTCGATAAAGCTTCCCGGTCCTGATACATACTGAAGAGATATATCATACATCTCCGGGAAGGTAGGGTTCTGAGCTACTTGGTTCCATTTAAAAGCTCCCCAATTAGAAATTTTATCTGCCTGACATATAAATACAACAGAGCCAATAAGGGGGGCAGAATAAAAGTTGACTAGTGAATCAGTATATCTGTTTAACTGAAACTTACTAATCATAAAAGTATTGACAGTGTTAAACAGCACATCGCTTCCTTGGTTTCCAAAAAAAGAAATCGTCCCCTGTTGATACCCCACTGTGGGGTCATAGTCTAAATATAGGTATTGAAGAGAGGTACTCTCAATTTTATTATAGCCATTAATAAATTCAGCTACCGCGTTAGCGGTAAAATTTTTAGTGGCAAATAGTTGCTGAGAGTCGCTGCCTATCCATTTATCCGTCCCTACAATTGCTGTATCAAGTGGATATGTGCTGATTCGAGCCATGCTTCAAATATACAGAATATGGGGAAAGAAAAACGAGGGTTTAAACCCTCGTCTTTAGCGAATAATAAATCTGTGCGTTTACTGTAGAGGTAGTCGTCCAATTCATATCCCTATACTGATTGATATTGCATTTACCATAGCGCAATAAGGTTAGTAGCGTTGGTACCCGTAGAGTAAACCCGCAAGACCTGAACAGGTAAGAATGTTCCTGTAGGGAAATGACTAAACGTAACCACGCTTCGGTCAGCAGTCATAACCTTTATCTCGCTCCATGTAGCAGACGTTGTGCTCGCAGCATCGCCAACATAAACCACACAGGCTGATTGCTGCGCATTAATCTGTGGAACTGAAGCATCGTACACGATAAAGGTTTCCGTACCTGTAAACAGGTCGTCATTCAGCTCCAACTTAGTAGATGAATCAACAGCCTTTACAGTAGTAAAGGTTCCTGCATTTACATCAACAACTACATCTCCTACAGAACTTACACCCAAGAAACCTCCTTGGTAAACCTGATACCCTTGGTCTCCTGTAGCAAAGATATTCGAATCAAGGGTCAGGATGGTAGAAGAATCTACTGCGGTTACTGTAGCGCGGGCATTAGTGTCTGTGTTTACAACTGTATTGCCTACAACGACAGGGGTAGGTACAGTAAAGTCTGCCCCCACATCCTCAAGTTTATTTGCTGTAACTGCCGTCTGCGTTCCTAACTGAACAGCGTTAGCAATCGTCAAAGAGTTTAAATGATTTGTTTCTGTCAAATCATTGGCTCCATTGAAGCTGTCGGTAGCCGGAGCGGGGATATTAATCGTATCGCTAGGGATAATATTTCGTGCTCCTCCCGGTTGAAGTTTCTGATAGGTACTCATGATATCTTTTTAGAATGTTGCTAGGTCAGCCTTTACCCAAGTGTCAGTTGCCACACACAGGTAAACTGCGTCAGCAACCCAACGAATCTCACCTGCAGTTCCTGTATCTGTTGCCGTGGCAGGTGCTGTATTTAAAGCGGCCAAATCCATCTGCCCTGTAACCAAAACGCCATTGGGCTTAGTGCGAATTTTTTCTCCATCATCCTTATGGTGAAGAGCTACGTGGTTTTCATTTACCTGAATCTGCACGTTAGCATTTGTCTGAACCTGAAAGTTGTCATCCGAGTTAAAACCGAAAAAGGTATTGGTGTCACCCGTGTGAACTACATAGTCAGGAATAAACAAACTAACCCCGTTAGTCGTGAGGCTTGCATTACCCTCAATGGTATTGGCTGTAGTTCCACCAAATGCAATTTGACCCGCTGTGATAGCACCACCGATAGTTGGAGAACCCGGTGTAGAATCTACGGTGTCAATAATGTCTTGCATCGTAAAGACTGAACGAAAGGAATTAGCCAAAGCTGAACCTCGGTTGAGGGTATCCGCTTCTGCCGATACAGTGTGAAATTTTTGAGTAACAGGAATATTTGCCATAATATTTTTTTAAAAAGGAAATTTACGATTTAAAGAGTCTCTACGTTCTCCGCAACCACAACTTTTCCCCGTAGCTTTTGCTACAGTATCAACTACTTTCTTAACTCCGGTAGCAGTAGTAACGTTTTCAATAACGTCACCTAAGCCGCGTACATTCTTTCGAATCATCGTAAGTGGTCGTGACGAACAACACGGAGGTTGTCGGACCGATACTCCATTCCTTTGTTTGCACCATACGCATGACCGTACATCTTCTTAGACATAGCCTTAGACTCGTCACGACGAGACTTCATAGACTGTGACTTATTTCCGTTACGCGCACCGAGCGATTCATCTAGTCGAGAATTATAACCTTGCTTCTTCATAATAAAAGGGTTTTGCTTCAAAGATACTAATATTTTCCTTGTCGCTTTTTAGGAGAGGAAGCCTTGGACTTTCCGGGGCCGCCCCATAATTTTTTACATGCCCAATATCGAGCAGTCATTTTGTCGTTTGCTGTTGCGCATTTATGTCGAGCACGAAATGATTTGCGTGCAGCAGAAGAATAGTTGTGTCCGTAACCCTTAGCACCAAAGTGAATCAACTTCTCTTTGCCGTTAGCACAAGCCTTAACCATTTTCTTCTTGCCTGCCCTGTCACTTCTAGTGACAACGTTGCATTTCATTTTAGATTTAGTAGCCATTATCCGCTTACTTTTCCTGCAGACGTATTAGAAACAAACTGCCGCCTGCTTCCTCCTCGACGCTTTTTCTTTTTAGCTGTAGCCGCACGCTCTGCTTGGCTCATGCTCTTGGCTTTTGCTAAAGGTAAACAACGGTCAGGGTTTTTCTTGTTCTTACTTGTACCGCACTCTCCCTTGATGGAACCGTCAGTACCAATACGAACCCACTTCTCGTCTCGCCATTTCTTTAGCTCGCCCATCAGTAAGACGACTTCATCTTCTTCTCCATACCGTATCCGGGATTGTTCTTCATAGAACCACCCATAGTGGCAGCGAAGGTAGAAGCCTGAGCTTTACCAACTGCGTTATAAGGGAAGACCTTAGTCTTCATCTTTCCTGTGTCTCCACACTTGTAGCTTACTGTAGGCATAATTATTTTTTCTTAGAATGAGAATAACCCTTCTTCTTTAACGATGTGTGTTCAGCCATTGTATTAGCTACCTTCTTTACTCCGGTAGGGCTATACATATTATGGACCTTGAATTTATTAGTAGCCATTACTTCTTTGATTTTTTTGCGTAGTTGGGGTCTTTGCAATATTTGCTTGCCGCCATGTTAGCATAAGCAGATGGGTAGCGGTCAAATGTACGCTTCGCCCACGATATACCTGCGGGGCATATCTTGTTTCCTTTGGTTCGTCCTTTAGTAGCCATTACAATGATTTTAAACCTTGAAGCCCCCTAATACCTCCTGACATTCCTTTCTTCTTTCGCTCAGCACGTTTCTTCTTTCGCGCCTCCGACTTAACCTGTCGCTCAGCCGCGTTATTTGCCCTTCGTTGTTTACGCACCTCCCTAGTACTCGTATCAATTTCTTTTAGCTTTCCCGCTAACGTATCTTTGAATGTAGTGGTCGAATCGACTTTTTTCTTTTCTTCAGGCATATGACAAATATATGAATGACTATTTAAAATATTGGAGAGTAATTAGATACTTCGTTAAATCTAAGTACGGACTTAACACAGCCGACTTGGAAATGCTACTATTCTTATACTCAGAGTCTTACTTCAGTAAGGATAAATTTAAAGAGTTTGACAAGCTATTGAGTTGGGATGTAAATAGATTCGATAGACTCAAACGAGACGATTGGGTTGTGGTGTTTAGAAAACATTCCGGCAAACGAAAAGCCCTGTACTGTTTGTCGTACAAGGCTAAACGTATGATAGACTCTGTCTATAAGAAGCTAAATGGAGAGGAGATACCCGTAGGGGCAGACACCAATCCTATGTATGCTCGCAATGTATCTTATTCCGACAAGAGGTATAAGCAGATGATTGAGAACATGAACAAGGCTACTCGACAATCACAACATCGCTCTCGCGAATAATTGTGTAGGGGGTACTCTTCACTAGCAAGGCGTGACCTGCATGCTTGTCAAAGTATATGGTATCTAATGACTTGATACCTGACACCTCAGTGCCTACTTCTTTTACAATACCTTTCTTATACCGAAAGTCTTTAGTGTCTTGACCCGAAAGGATTAGACCCGATTTGCTTTTCATCTCCTCATCTATGGGAGTGATAGCTATGTATTTTCCAATTGGTTTCATTCTGCCTCATATGTTCGTGCCATAGTAATAATGGCGTTAGTACTTAAGATGCTTACAGCAACGGACACAGCATTTTGTAATGCTACACGAGTAACCTTTAGCGGGTCAATCACGCCCATGTCAATTAGGTCACCATACTTAGCGTTCTTTACGTCAAAGCCATAACCCTCTTGAGGTTTGATGTTCATCCCTGTCTCATATACCTCAGAGAAGATTCCTCCTGCATTTATAATTATCTGACATACAGGAGAATACAAAGCTTCGCTTAATATCCTTGCCGCTAATATCTCATAAGGATTATCGTACTTATTGTTTTTTAAATCATCCTCTATCTTCTGATGCTCGTTATAAAGGGCTACTCCTCCACCGGGGAGGATTCCTTCCTCCAAGGCAGAACGCACCGCGCATACAGCGTCATCGACACGGTCATATAACTCTTTCTGCTCAAGGTCGGTATTACCACCCACGCGAATAACGCCAATGCCTCCCGTCAGGGAGGCGATTCGAGAAAGGATGAAATCCTTGTCGTGCTTCTTTGTTGCCAACTTAGCGGCTTCTTTTAACTCAGACACCCTTGCCTTAATGCTGTCAACATTCTTACCATCCTCCTTGAGTATAATGGTTTGGTCCTTGCCAACGATAACTTTCTTTGCAAGCCCTAAGTCGTTAGGCGTGATAAGGCTCAGGTCATCACCTGTAGCCTCCGAGAAATAAGTAGCCCCTAAGCTCAAGGCTATATCCTGCATAAGCTCGTGCTGCTTATATCCAAAGGAGGGGGGTTGGATAGTACAAATCTTAACCTTCTGCTTCATCACATTGGCTGCCAATGTATTGGTCAACTGTTGACTACAGGGAGCGATAATCAATAGCTTCCTGTTTTTGCTTGGGTCAACAATATGCGTAAGCACCTTCTCGATAGAGTGGATGTTATCAATCTCTGCGTCAGAGACTAGGACTGCACAGTCATCATACACACACTCATCCTTCTTGTGGTTATTAATAAATAAAGGCGTTGCATACCCTCGCTCTACCTTAATCCCGGTAGTGGTCTCAAAAGTAGTGTCACTTGTTTGGCTCTTCTCTACAGTGACAACGCCTGTCTTACCAACCTTGTTATATACATCAGCTATAATCTTACCTACGGCCTCATCGTTATTGGCAGAGATAGTAGCTACATCAAGCATCTTCTTTTTGGTAAGCGGACGTGACTTCTTCTTTAATGAGTTTACCACCTCGGTGGTCATATTAACTAAGCTCCTAAGAACCTTAGTCTTGTTGGAAGATTTATCTTCATCAAAAAATTTAGAGCCTGAAGACACCAATGCCTCTGTAAGGACAATGGCCGTTGTTGTGCCATCGCCTGCTGAGGTAGCAGTACGCTCAGCCGCCTCCTTCATCATACGTACAGCCAAGTTCTCGACAGGGTCAACTAAGTCAACAGCCTTAGCCACTGTGACACCGTCCTTAGTTACCGTGATGCCGTGGGTGTGAGTGGGTGACTCAATGAGTACAGTATTACCACTTGGACCAAGCGTACTCTTTACAGCTGATGACAGTTTATTAATTCCTTCGATAAGGCGTGACCTACCGTCATCACCAAATTTTAAGTCCTTAGGACTATAACCTTCGTTCATTAGATTGAATTTAATTTAAGCAAATCTACACATTATTGCCATGAAGAGTGTCCTTCACAAATTGTGCCATAGCGTGATAGAAAGAAATTTAAGTCATATATGTCTACTGTTCCGCTATAGTTGAAGTCTCCATCCGGACAATCCGTCTGACCCCAACAACTTAGAACTGACAATAAGTCCACAAGTCCAACTACATAGTCACCGTTCACATCACAGAAACAAATAGGAAGCCCCCCAAATAAACCACCTCGATTGTAGGATAGCATACTATGCATGCGCTCTATCTGACCCGGAGTAAAGTGCTGACGGCAGGAGTCAGGGTAGTAGTCCATGTGATTGTCAGCCGTGTAGTTATACAAAGCCTCCGGACACATAGGTGGGTCACAGCTCCACTGTACCTTAGTGGGAGGTGTGTCGCAGACAAAGTCACCATATGCATGGCATGGTATCCCGTTGTCATTACCGCAGTTGCTTACCGATTGGAACACATGGTGCAACCCGCAGTAGTGACCCATCTCGTGAGTCAATACCTTATTCTCATTATTACGAGGGTGAGTACTACCAAACCCGAATATGTCAGACCGTAGCCATATACCGTCTCGGCTATTAGTCTCCGATACAGTAACATAGGACCAACCTAATATGCTGTTGCACATCTTTGGTATTACATAGATATTACAGTAGTGGTCAGGGTCGTAGTCCGGGATGTATTGGTCTATAGCTAATATAGAATTTTGAGTGCCGTAAGTAGGGAAGCACCAACTACCACCCGCCTCGTAAAAAGGGTACCACGCATATTCTTCTAAATCTTGATAACCGATATACTCAAGGCTAACTGATATCATAGCCTCAGACATATCATCGTTCAAGTCTGCAATGGCCTGCTCAACATACTCCTCACTGAACCACCCACCCAAGCTGTCAGAGTAACATATGTGAACAACAACAGGTATCTCTTTCCATTCAGGTTCTGAAAAGAAAACAGGGAAGTCATAAACTATAGAGTCGTATGCAGTGCCACAGAAATCTTGAGATAAAACAAAGGAGGGAAAAAGAAGGAGGAATAGAAGTAATCGCATTGCGCTAAATTACAAAATGGTAAAAATTTATTCTCCTATAGGGAGAGAGAGAAACTATATATGTATTTTTTTTTCTCCATACATGAGGATATAAATTAACATTATTGACACTTTAGTTGATTATCAATAAGTTACGTTAATAGTGTTTAACATGGCCGTGTTAAAAATCGACACTAAACGAAAAGAGAGAGGCATCACCCTCTCTCCCATCATCAATCACATTTAATGTCTCTCAAATTAAACGCAAACCTTTTCGCATCTCAGCACGTTCAATGCCGTCCGCAATCGAATCTATTTTATACTGCCTCTTCATCATCTGACGATACATAGAAGCCTCTTGAATTCCTGTCATTTGATTAGGTCGGTTGTTTACCAAGCGGCCATTCTTTATGGTGAGTCCTTCTGTTTTCATAATGCTAAGATATAAAAAAAGGTGAGACATCTGCACCATTTAGGCTCCCTGCCGTTCTGTGTGCGTCCGTCCCAATCCCGACCTCATTTTTTTTTCGAGGGGGGGTCGATGTTTTCAATACTGCCGTCCCAAATTTTTGACGTTTTGCTGTGGCTGTAGGCTGTCGCTCTGTATCGCTTACTCCCGTAGGGCTACAGGCTGTAGGTCATTCCCCGGTGGGGGTTCGAACCCCCACAAGGAAGAGCACTACCTGCCCTCCTCCTGCTTCTCAGACAAAGAGAAGAGGGATGCACAGACATCCCTTAGCCTCTGACCGAAAAAAAACCTCACTGACAAAGTTTGGGGAAAGCCTTGCTGTGCCTGCGCTGTAGCGCGAGTGCTCCGATTGATTGAACTGCCGATAGAAAATAAATGCACATTGACCATTGTATTAGACAATGAATGAACTACATTTGCAAAGCGAAGAGACAAACCCCCTTCGCAATTAATCTCTCTCTCATGTTTAATAACTTAAACGAACTCGAAGTATCATACTTCACAGCCTTCAACGCAAACGGCACTACGCTTGCAAAGTTCTACACTGCTCAGAAGAGCATCAAGAAATCAGGAGACGCAGTCTTCGAGAAGCGCATCAAGCTTTGGTCTCAGGTTGACTCGCTGTGGTCAGCATTCAACTCCGACGAGGAGAAGGCACGACGAGCGGAAGCAGGCATCACGATGACCTCAACCGACTTCTCCACCAAGGTGCTTGGATACAAGGACAGGAGCATGAAGAACTCCATCCTGCGTGCTGTCAAGAGCATCAATGACAACAGCGATTTGATGACAGCCTACAAGCGTGAGATGACTCGTCTCGGCAAGGGACGTTCGCTCAAGGGATTCAATGCCTTTGCGAAGCAGGTTGAAGCGCAGGTATCCAAGGGAGCTACCACCGACGAGGCTGCTGAAGCTACTGCTGATGCTCAAGCTACTGCTGATGGAGTATCCTGCATCGCTCAACTGCAGTTCTTCGGTCTGCAGAGCGGACGTGTAGCACTCAAGGAGGATGGTTCATGGGATATCAGTTCCGTGAACCTGCAACAGGCAGTTGAAGGTGCGAAGAGCTTCTACGAGCTACTTGCGGCAGAGGCAGTGCGACAGCTCAACGAGCAAGCTCCTGCAATCTAAGTGGGGGTTCAAACCCTCACTCAGTTACACTGATGAGACCTGAATGGTCGAAACGTCGCGAGACGTCTGTAACAAATCTAATCTCTCTCTCATGATTAACTACACAACAGATTCTAACCGCTACCGAGGCACCCTGATGGGTTACCATGGTTCTCCTGCTCCGCAGGACTTCCGCTCCGGTGCATCCGTATCGGATATCGCAGGCTTGCGTCCTGTAGACCGAGCATCCCTCAAGCAGGTCAGCCTGACGGAGATTGGTGCTAAGTACGGCATCGGATTCGAAATCGAGAAGGCATCCTTCGCTCGAAATGCGATGAAGGCACTTCCGTTGTTCGCAGGTTACGAGCGCGACTCGTCTTGTGGATATGAAGCAGTAACCAACATCCTGCCTTTGCTCCCTGCATCAGAATGGCGCAACAAGGTATACTCCATGTTCCATCAAGCGGAGCGCATCTTGGATGACCAATGGTCTCCATCCAACCAACGATGTGGTGGTCATATCACCCTATCCTGCGACGGCATCGGTGGTGAGCTATTGATGGAGCACATCCGTCCGTACTGCGGCATCTTGCTCTCGCTCTATCGCAGACGATTGAAGAACAGCTACTGCTCACGCAATCCAAACCTGCGCGTATCTCATGAAGTGGAGAGTGCCTATCGCGGAATCGCTTCGAAGTACAATGTTGCCAAAGTGATGTCGCATGGCATTGAGTTTCGTCTTCCATCACGAGTGCGCTCGGTGAACGACATGAAGCGCAGGTACGAACTGATGTACGTTTTGATTGACTGCGCTCGCCAATCATTCGAAGGCAATCCTCCGACATGGGCGAAAGCCATGTCCCGCATCAAGCCAATCATTAGCCTGATGTACGGAGACGAAGCGAAGGAGCAGAAGATTCTATCTCTCGCCAAGGACATGCAGAAGTTCATCAACACCGGCAAGATGGAATTCTCAGTGCTCCCGTTCCTTGACCCTCATGCAGAGGCTGTAGCATCCTTCAGGACGCGACGATGCAACCGACTGCTTGCGCAGGGTGAGCGAGCTTACCACAGGGAGTCGCGATGGTAAGACCTTTGGGTGGGGGTTCAAACCCTCACCCGCTGTCGGGCGATGTGCATCGCTCCTGATGAGTCCGAAAGGACGAAACAGCAGTTCACAATTTATTGTTGATAACTTTTAACACTTATCATTTGGAATTAGACATTCATTGCACTATATTTGTACTATCAATCACGGAGGAACACTCCTCCACTAAAATCTCTCTCTATCATGCGTAGACAACGCAACCCCCACACGAGCGGTGAGAACCGCAACCACTACACCAAAGGCTACAACGCCAAGGTGGAGTTTTGGACAGGCCAACTGCTACAGCCTGACGGCAGATACTCGCAAGAGCGAGTCATGGAATCGCTACATCACTTCCTGTCCAAGCAACAGGAATGGTGCGAGGCTAACGAGAAAATGCTCATGGGTAAGTTCCATGATGCATGCCGTGCCGGACACGGATTGTTAGGTGCTCAGGTAGACTTCATGGGCTTCGGTACGCAGGCTACATTGTACTGCCGAGATATCGTTACAGCACAGCAAAACAAGCCGCAGTCATGAAGCATTTCGCAGAAGAAGCACTCATCATGGTGCTAGCCGCTATGGCATTCGTTGCGTTCATTGCAATGGCTTGCCACATACACGACAGCATCGAGTACATCCCTTATTAATCAATCAGGTGGGGGTTCAAACCCCCACCATAAATCTCTCTCTCATGAAATTCTATAGAACATTCATGGTCTCGTACCAAGCACCAACAGAACACCAAGGTGCGCGAGTCCGAATCAAAGACCTCTCTGAAGGCACACGCATCTTCATCCCATTCAACTACGAGTTGAACACCATAACTGACATGGCGAAGGCTCACCTTAAATCAATTGGGATTCCAATTGTGGCTGAAGCCCTCACTCACAAATCAGGGTGGGACTCTTACCTGCTACTCTCGAACGAGTACGTAAACCTCCTTGAGAAATGATTAAAGCAGGTATCCAATTCCGTACTGCCACATGGCGTGAGTGGTACATAGTCAAGACATTCAAGAACCAACCACACATGGACAACTTCATTGAATACATCTGTCGAACCAAAGGCTATACCTTGGATGAGGTATGGCACTTAAATAAATAATCATGAAGACATACTTTAACGAAGAAGGACAGCATCAAGCTGACCTCGATAGGATGTGGGATGCATACGTACCCGCACAAGGAGAGGCTGACACAGCACACGGAGAAGCCATTCGAATCATCTCACGATTCTCTTATGACATCTACAACAACGGAGGAGGCAACCTCTTCCATGGAGATGAAAACATTTGGAATCCTTACTACTCAGACATGGCTGACAACCTCACCGAGTTTATGAAAGGTTCAGGATTGTGCATCAGGCGAGAGATACGCAACATAGTAACGGTTGGCATCAACCGACATGGATGGGAAGAGGTAGTCTCCCGATTCGAACCATTGATGGATGCCGTCATCAGACGCGCACTGCACGAAGAAGAAGTTTCATTATCTAAAAAAGAATATCATGCCTAATATGTCATACTGCCGTTTTGAAAACACGTCCAACGACCTTGAGGATTGCGTAGATGCAATCAACAGCGAGAGATGCTTACGCGATGAAGGACTCGACAAGTACGAGCGAAGAGGGTTACAGAAGATACTACATCTTGCCAAAGAAATTGTCAAGGAAGAAGAGTACATCCGTAGGCTCATCACCCACGACCATGAACCATGGAACAAACCTTCTAGCATTGGGTAGCTGTGTTTGAGAGACTGCACAGCATCCATACGGGGGGTGGTGGGGGTTCAAACCCCCACCATCTTTCTCCCGTAAAAAAAAATATCTCTCATCATTTGGAATTAGACATCTTTTGTACTATCTTTGTACAATCATTAATCATTTAAACACATCTCTCATGTGCGTAATCATTATCAAACAACAGACCGACAAGGTCATAGACCAAAACATACTGCGCTCTTCTGCGCGTATCAACCCACACGGGTTAGGAGTTACGTGGCTTGACACATTCAAGACAGACTACTACTCTTCAGTAGATTTCAATGTGCTATCTACCAAACGTCCGTTCATAGCTCACTTCCGATATGCGACAGTAGGCTCAGTGAACAAGCACAACATGCACCCATTCGTATGCGGTACTCAAGACAACGAGCTACTCATGATGAACGGTACAATCAAAGGATTGGGCAACAAGACAGACTGCGACAGCCGAGTTTTAGCAGGTATGCTTGGAGAACTTCCGCGTGATACATGGAAGGATACATTGGAGGAGCACGACTGCCGATTCACCACCATCAATACCAAGGCTCGCACCTTTGAGATATACAACAAAGATATGTGGCACACGCATGACGGCATCATGTACTCAAAGCCCAACGTCCTGTTCACTACCACAATTGCGGTATACGGTACGCTCAAGAAGGGGCAAAGCAATCACCCACGATTCCTATCACGAGCAGAGTTCGTAGGTTCAGGCATCACGCAGGACAAGTACCCGCTCTTGATTGACGGGCTACCTTACCTGCTACCTGAAAAGGGAACAGGTCACCGAGTAGAGATGCACGTCTTCCGAGTAACCGATGAGATGCTACACGATGTGGACATACTCGAAGGTCATCCGCGTTGGTACGTGCGTGAGCAGATACCCGTCCACGTAGGTAGCGAGACGCATATGGCTTGGACATACTTCAACCCCAAGCACCGACAGCCATCTGATGAGATGCACTACACGTTCCCTGCACCATCTCCATGGGATGAGGACATGGCTGAGGACGATGAGCTTCTGCCACTTGAATATGGCAACGGATACTACTGCCTTGCCTGCTTTAACGCGGTAGAGAAAGATAACTCACCCTTTGATACATACACCTGCAACGATTGCAGTGAGAGCTTTGATGAATCGGAGTTAAACCAATACAAATTATTCAAATGAACAATTGGAAAGAAGGTTACGACTACCCATGCGATGAGGAAGATACTCCGACTGAGTACGGAGAAGATGAACGCGGATGCGACAAGTACCACCAACAAAAAGATGACGCGCTATGAATGACAACATAACACCACTGAGTAAAGAGATAGCTCAAGTTATAATGAATAGGATTGTACTTAAACGCATAACACCATCGGGCGTTGATGACTACAAGAATATCATGAGTGAAATAGAATCAGCAATAACCGAGATACTAATCTCAATAGACAACCATTTTTGTGATGAACAGTAAAGAAATACAGGGCTTGATTGAATACGTAGAGAATCCTGACAACAGGATGCAAGACGGATACCACGTAACAGACGTGGAGATGTTAAACATAGTAATGAATAAACTTAAAAGATTGGTAAGCAATGAGCAATAATACATACCCATTCAATGAAGGAGACGAGTACTACATAATGGTCACCCGCGATGACGGACGAACAGAACTAATTTGGTCTGTATGGGATGACATCAGCGAAGACATGCATGACACAAATCCTCAGCAACTTTACTGCACCACAGACCACGCCCTTGAGTTGGCTAGAGTCAAACCGTGCTCAATCATTCTTTATTAAACTATATTTACACCATGGCTGTACTAATTAAATCAGATGGTAGTCAACATGACTATCCCGAATACGATACGCTACAAGGCAAACAAAAAGCTGTAGGCGGATACATCGAACCCGTATACTTTGACGACAAAGTATTACTTGTGAATGAAGAAGGTCTCATTCATCAACTTCCTGTTAACGATACTGCTTCATCTATAGCACAGCAAATTATTGTAGGCGATTGTCTACTGCTGACGAGGGAGGAGTGGAATGAAAACAACTTAGTATGAAATCATTTTTTAAAGGGGCATATGTGAATGCCAAGACCCACGGAGATACTCCCGCAAGGATAGCTCAGTTACGTCTTATTAATCTTAAAGATAAACATGACATCAAAGACCTAACGCAATTCGGATTGCTGATGTCGCGTAAATCTTTTGAGTCTAAGCACTCGCACCTATCGTACCTCCTNCACAAAGACTGCAAGGACGTGATGGTATATCTACAGGGTTACTTCATTCAAGGATTAGAGAATGGTAAGTTCTTCAACAACCACTTCTCAACTACAGGCAAGACAAGCAAGGACATTGTCGAGGTAGAAAAATATATATATAAAAAACTACAAAAATTGTCTAAAGAATCCTTGCATACCGTCTAATCCTTTTGTATATTTACATCATCATTAATCATTCCCTCTCATGTCTAAAATTAAACAGACCCTTGGCGAAAGCCAACACGATGACACGTTCCTTGATGACACCTTCCGTGTTAAGCAACGAACGATTGTACCCACACCATTTATCGGTGGTGCTATCCGTCAAATCTTTGACGACCAACTACTTGCTATCCAAATGGAGCAAGAGAAATCCAAACATAATGAAGCGCGAAATCTTTAATAAGTATGCGAGTGATATCGCCAAGCGATACGACCTAACCACAGACGAGATGTTCACTAAGAAAAAAAACAGACACTTAGTAGACGCTCGTCACATGCTGTACTATGTGTGCAGTGTTAGACCTATCGGCTTGAGTTATATCCAAAAGTATATGGGTGAGAATGGATATGATATCTGCCATTCATCAATCATCCATGGAATCAAAAAGATTACCAAAGAGTTAGAGACAGACGCTGACTATCAGTCAGTAGTATCTGATATCACCAATCATCTTTCATCATAACGGGGGTTCAGACCCCCACTTAAATTAATCGTAATGGAAAAGAAACAATCAGTGTTTCATACTTTGTCGGCTATAAACGTCAAGAGCAAGGTCAAGAAGAAGAACAACTTAAACTACCTATCATGGTCAGATGCATGGGCAATGCTGAAGGAGAAATATCCTACTGCTCAACGCCACATCTATGAGCATGACGCAACAGGCTTCAACTATTTTACAGACGGAAGAACTGCGTGGGTAAAGGTTGGTATTGAGGTCGATGGGTTAGAGCATATTGATATGCTACCCGTCATGGACTTCAGGAATCAAAGCATCTTTTGTGAGAAGATGACTTCGATGGATGTCAACAAAGCTATTCAGCGTTCAACGGTAAAGGCTATGGGTATGCACGGTTTAGGGATTGCGGTATACCAAGGTGAAGACTTGCCTGATGTGGTAGCTGTTGTTACCAAGCCTGAAGCCCTGCCATCTCTTACTATGAAGGGAAGCAAGTGGGTGGATGCGGTGAAGTTCTTTACAGACAACCACCACAAGGAGGTAGCAGATTTGTTCAAGCAGGTAGAGAGGTCATACGTCTTACCTCCCCGTATCAAAGGAGAGCTTAAGAAGATTCACGAATCAGCAGGTAACGAATCAGTATGAATAATATCATAGACCTCCTTCGAGACGACAACAACTACTATGGAGATATAGGTAGAAAGTATATGTCTAACTCAGACATAGGAACTCTGTTGTCCAACCCTAAAGCATTCGGAGTTCCACGACAGGACAATGCTACGTTCGGTAAAGGAAGACTATTCCATCAGTCTATCCTTGAGCCTGAAAAGGCAAAGGACTTCTTGCATCTTGACTGCAGTAGCAGGAACTCCAAGAAGTACAAGGACTACATAGCTGAGAACAACCTACCATTCGTACTGCTTACAAAAGAGTACAATGATATATTGGGTAGCGTTGAAGTGATGTTAGGCAATTGGGATTTCTTCACTAAGATAAGAGAAGAGGGTGTTATCTATGAAGAGCCTGCTGTCAAAGAGATACATGGCAAGATGTGGAAGGGTAAGGCAGACATCATAACTGACACCCATATCTATGACTTGAAGACCACGAATGATATGTACAAATTTAAATGGTCGGCAAGCAAGTATAACTACGACAGCCAAGCATTCATATATCAACAGTTGTTTGGAAGAAAGATGGACTTCCTTGTCATAGACAAGAACACTAACCTATTAGGTCACTTCACTACGACAGATGAATTCATTGAGCGTGGTGAGGAGAAGGTAAGGAGGGCGGTAGAAGTTTACGAGAAGTACTTCGGTGAAAACGCAACTGATGACATCGAATCATTCTACATAAAGAATGTACTTTAAAACAAAAAGAATGCAGGTAGAAGTTCCAACTACATGCGCCACATCACAAGACAAACAAGATGTCATTGATGCGGTATCAATTTTCTTGGAACAACAAATTAAAATTAATTGCACATGTCACAAGAGACAAAAAAAGATGACGCGATTTGGGTGGAAGGTCTTAGGATTTTTAAACTTGAAGAAGGACAAGGTCGTTCATGGGGAGTTGCCGATATCAAGATAACCCCTGCTGAGTTTATTACTTGGCTCAAAGCTCAGCCGCTACAGAAAGATGGCACTGTTAAGATTGCTTTAAATAAAAGTGAAAGGACAGGTAATTGGTATACCCAACTCGACACCTTCGTCCCCAAGAAAAAACAGGAGGAAGCTCCCGCGCCTGAGGAGACTGAAGAAGACGCTCCGTTCTAATGATAGAGGGTGGGGGTTCAAACCTCCACCCTCTTTATCATGGCAGATGTTAGTTTTAAACACTGCTTACTCTCTCTTATATTATTCTCTATCTTTACTTTCCTTCCCTTATGTAAGAAGAAAAGTAACATTTTCAACACAACTACTGAGAATCAATTAGTTACATCCTCCAAACAAACACAGACCTGACATGCAAGCAACACACAAGAACACAACCATCTTTAAAAACATACATGATACGCAGACAGCTTACTATATATCTACACTTAAAGCTTTATCTCGAATCAAGGATGGGGCTTCAAAGGATTTAGTAAAGAAGATTCGCAATCGTAATGTAACCAAGGAAGAAAGGCAAGAGCTTAAGAAGCTACTGCCCGCTATTTGCTTTAGCGGTTTATTTAATAAACGAAAAGATGATAGTCTTCAAGAGCATAGCGGATTCATATGCTTAGACTTTGATGACTATGATAAAAAGAAAGACCTGATAGCAGACAAGGATAAACTATCTAAAGACAGATACGTATACTCCGTGTTCGAGTCTCCATCAGGCAAAGGACTCAAGGCTTTAGTTCGCATACCACCTGTCGCTGAGAAACACGTTCAGTATTTTAATGCTATAGAAAAATACTTTAGCAATCCTCACTTTGATAAGACAAGTAAGAATGTAGGTAGGGTATGCTATGAATCATACGACCCTAACCTTTACCTCAATGAGCAGTCAGAGATGTGGACTAAGGTGGAAGAGCCTGAGTATGTAGAGGTGGTCAGTCACCGAGACCCACCCACCATACCAATCAATGATGAGAATAAGATAGTAGAGATACTTATCAAGTGGTGGACAAAGAAGTACCCTATGGTACAAGGCTCACGAAACCATCACACATTCGTCTTGGCTATGGCGTTCAATGATTACGGTATCAATAAAAGCTTAGCCTCACATGTACTAAGACAGTACGAGTCTGATGACTTTACTTCAGCAGAGATATCACGAACCATTGATTCTGCTTACAGCCATACAGAAAACTTTGCCACCAAGTACTACGAGGATGATGAACACATCAACCAAATAAAGACACTCCTTAAAAGCGGTGTGTCAAAAAAAGATATCCGCTCTCAACTCAAAGAGTCTTCCAATCTTGAGAGTGATGTAATTGAATCTGTTATCACACGGTTGGAAGAAGAGAATGAAAGCATATGCTTTTGGACTAAGTCGGAGAAGGGGGTAATAAAGATAGACCACCTTGAGTTTAAAAATTTCCTTGAGGACAACGGCTTCTATAAGTTCTGCCCCGAAGGAAGTAAGAACTATGTCTTTGTTAAGGTGACGAACAACCTCATCGACCACACATCAGAGAAAGAGATAAAGGATTTTATACTGACATACCTCCTATCAGTGGAGGACAAAAGTATCTACAACTTTTTTGCTGACTCGGTAAGGTTCTTTCGTGAAGAGTTCCTTACCCTTCTTGCCACGATAGACATATACTTTATCAAGGATGGAAGCAAGACATCGTACTTGTACTACCTAAACTGTGCGGTCAAGATTGAGTTAGATGGAATCAAGGTGATAGATTATATCGACCTCGGTGGTTACGTATGGAAGGAGCACGTTATAAACAGGAACTTCTTGGAGTGTGATTTTGAAGGCTGTGACTTCTCTGTTTTCATCGGTAACATATGTAACAATAATCAGGAGAGAAAAGAAACCATGGAGACAACCGTTGGTTACCTGATGCATGGCTACAAGAATCTAAGCTACTGTCCTGCTGTCATTTTAAATGATGAGGTTATTAGTGATAGTCCTGAGGGAGGCACAGGAAAGGGGTTGGTCATGAACGCTTTATCTCAGATGAAGAAGTTGGTTGTGATTGACGGCAAAGCATTTGCCTTTGAGAAATCATTCCCGTATCAGTTGGTTTCTGCAGACACGCAGATACTTTGCTTCGATGATGTAAAGAAAAGCTTTGACTTCGAGCGGTTGTTCTCTGTAGTTACGGAAGGACTAACGCTTGAGAAAAAGAATAAGGATGCTATCAAGATACCATTTGAGAAGTCACCTAAGATTGCCATCACCACCAACTATCCTATCAAGGGAGCGGGAAATAGTTTTGAGAGAAGGAAGTGGGAGTTGGAACTGCATCAGCACTACAACAAAAACCACACCCCTGTCATGGAGTTCAAGAAACATTTCTTTGCTGATTGGGATGATGAGGATTGGTGCAGGTTTGATAACTACATGATTGATTGTCTTATCCAATACTTAAACAAGGGGTTGGTCAAGAGTGACTTCATTAACCTTGAGATGAAGAAAGCATTGCGAGCCACAAACCCTGACTTCATGGAGTGGTGCGGTGTAATAAATTCAGACGAAGAGTCTAATCGATTCTTAGTTCTGCATGAGAAGAACCACATGAATCAGATGTACGTAGATTTTATAACTGAGTATCCTGATTATGCACCAAGAGCGAAGATGACTATCTCGCGTCAAGAGTTCCATAGATGGATTGTAAGGTACTCTTTGTACAAGTATGGGGTAGAACCTGAGACAGGAAGAGATAGTGTAGGGAAGTGGGTTCGTATGAGGCCAAAGCATGAGCTTGAGGTTCAGACATCGTTCACGATATGAGTGATGTCATAGAGCGTATCGCGGGTTACTCTGACGATATGATGCACAAATGGTGCTTGACCCTGCAAAGGGTAGTGTGCGCCACTAAAGAAGTCAAGAGTGGGCGGGGAAGAAATACAGTTGTAAGGACTGTACTAAAAAGTCCTACCCATAAAGACGTTATAGACAGGATTAATAAAAGCGTTGAATTCTACAACACAGAATCAAATATGGAATTTAAATACAGGGAATACCAAGAAGAAATAATAGAGCAAGCAAATCAAATTCTCTCTGACCACAGGTTTGTTTATTTAGGAATGCAGGTAAGAACAGGCAAGACCCTTACAAGTTTAGGGCTTGCTGAGGTAAGGGCTACTCGTCACAATGATGTAGAAAATGTTTTGTTCTTAACCAAGAAGAAAGCTATGTCAAGTATTACAGATGACTCTGACTTGATGTGTCCATCCTATACTTTGTTTGTCATGAACTATGAGAGCATGCATAAGTTACCCCCAATAAAATGGGATATGGTTGTGTTGGATGAAGCCCATGGCATGGGTGCTTTCCCCAAGGCAAGCAAGAGAGCTAAACAGGTGAGGGATATGATAAAGAAACATAACCCATTCGTGGTTCTGATGTCAGGAACACCCACTCCCGAAAGCTACAGTCAGATGTACCATCAGATATATGGGATACCAACAAACCCATTCTCTAAATACACAAACTTCTATCGCTTCGCTGATGACTACGTAAACGTCACGCAGTTAAAGATTAACGGTAGACAAATGAACGACTACAAGAAAGGAAGGTCAGACATCTTGAAGGCAATGAAGCCTTACACGATTAACTACACGCAGAAAGAAGCGGGCTTCAAGGTTGATACCAAGGAACATGTTGTTAAGGTAAAGATGTCGGACAAGACATATGAACTTTGTAAACGCCTCAAGAAAGATGAGGTTATCGAGGGGAAGAAGGAAGTTATTTTAGCTGACACAGCGGTTAAGATGATGATTAAATTACATCAGCTTTACTCAGGAACTATAAAGTTTGAGAGCGGAAAGTCAATCGTACTTGATGATTCAAAAGCTGTATTCATACACGACAACTTCGGAGATAAAAAGATAGGGATATTTTATAAGTTTGTAGCAGAGCTTGAAGCATTGAAGGCGGTGTACGGTGACAAGCTTACTACTGAATTGGATGAGTTCAATAACACAGACAAAAGCATTGCGCTTCAGGTGGTAGGTGGAAGGGAGGGAATCTCTTTAAGGAAAGCAGAACTGTTGGTTTACTACAACATAGACTTCAGTGCTACCACCTATTGGCAATCGAGAGACAGGATGACAACTAAAGAAAGACTAACAAGTGACGTGTATTGGATATTTTCTGAGGGAGGAATTGAGGAGTCGATATACAAAGCTGTGACTAAAAAGAAATCATTCACCACCTCACATTTCAAAAGAGAATATGGTTCAACGTCAGGAACGTCAAGCAGATAGAGACCGAGAGTCAAAAGCTATGGAGCTTTGGTCACAGGGTAATTATGAATACTACAAACTAAACCCGAATGACATTGACTTTAAGGTGAGGTCAAAGAGAACCAATGTGATAGCTTTCATAGAGGTAAAGGGTAGGAACAAAACAGTTGATAAAGCATTCCCACTACCTATTGCCGCACGTAAGTTGGTCAAGCTAGACGACACAAGGAAACAAGACCCAAATGCCACGCGAGCTTTTATCATATGGGCATGTACTGATGGGATAATTTGGTGTGACCTTGATGAGTTAAATGGGTTTGCTCGCATGGGAGGAAGACCGCAACGCCCTGACACTGCCAACGATTGGGAGGTTATGGTTTACTGTGATAAAAACCAAGCCCCATTCAAGACCATAATGAATATCAGTGAAGAGGATAAGTTGTAAATTGTCATCAATGACTGAGCAACAAATCCAATCAAAGAGAATTAAACAGCTAGAGTCTGAAGGGTACTACGTTCTTAAATTAGTACAAACAAACAAGAACGGAATCCCTGATGTCATAGCCATTCCGCCTAACTGCGGTGTTGTATTTAGTGAGATTAAAACACCAAAGGGTAGGCTGTCAAAACTGCAAGAGTATCGATTAAAAGAATTAGAAGCCCATGGATTACGCACCGAGGTATACCGAGGATGAGAAACCATATGAGTTAGATGAAGAGTTTGTTACTCAGGTAAGAGAGCTTCCTCGTCATCTACTTATTGATGTGCTAAAACTTCTGCATGACAACGCTGATTACTTAATCGGTCCTCAGGATAAGTACATAGAAATAGGTGGGGTTGTTGAGCTTGAATCTCCTTACTTTTTTAAGATAGGATATGTGTTTTATTATTCTGACACCCCTGTGCTAGTAAGCTTTGAAGAAATATCTCAAGATGAATATCTAGACCTTATACTAGAAGACTCTTACTTAATTAATTTAGATTAAATGGAACTCGTTAAACCAACCAACATACAGGAGTTAATTGAATTAGTAAACGAAACTTGCGAGTGTGACATACTCAAAAATAGCAGGCTGCGTAAGGATGTAGATGGGCGTATGATATTTGCTCAAGTCCTTTATAGCAAAGGACTCACCAAGTCTGCTATTGGTAGGATAATGAATAAGAATCACGCCACTATAGTTTACTACATACGAAAGATAGAAGGCTATCTCAGGCACGATGAGATAATGCGTAATCGATATCACTACGTGTCTAACATATACTCGCCAATCAATACCACCCCTCATTACTATCAGTACAACAGGATGGATTTAATGGAGGAGATACGTAAGCTATCATCAGAGCTTGCGCGTGTAAACACAGAGAACATTGAGCTTAGAAAATCTTTGCTTGAAACCAAACGCAAGGACATCCGACTGTCTAATCTTTATCGGCTCGTAAAAGAAAGAACTCCTCTCGGTAGAGAGCAAGAGGTGGAAAGAAAATTAACTCATATCTACAATGGAGTGGATATGTCTAAAGCAAAATCAGCATGACTCGTTGCCCTATGTGTAAGTCCAATTTAGTTTGGAACTCAGACTTTGATTATGAGGATTATGGCAAGGAGGGGAGCGGAGTTGTCGGCTCTTATTCTTGCCCTTCAACTGACTGCGTAGTCACGGATGTGGATATATTTATGGATTAACACTGAGGGTTTAAACCCCCACTGTTATATATTTGACACGTACTTCGTATACTTTTTCTTGGTTGTTTGGTTTAAAGCCCCCTCGTCCGTGTTGTGCGAGGGGGTTTTTTATTACTTATTCTTTGGTAGACGCTTGAACTTCCTTGCATCCTCCCTAGCTTTCTTCGCTTCCTTACGAGCCTTTCGAGCGGGAGTTTCACGAGACTCTCTGCGTTCTTTCTTGCGTTCTTTCTCGGCCTCCAACCGCTTCCCGTATTCGCTTAGCTCGCCATCTTTAAACTTACTAGGTTGATAGGATGGTGTCACCCCGATACTTTCATAGAACGACTCCATATCTTGCACCGCAAGGGTTGGGTTATCTATCTGCTCGTTAACGAAGTTGTATACACCCACCCCCACATTGGTATTAGCTTTCAGCGCAAGGTCAGCAGCTGTCTTCAATGATGCAATAGCAGCATCACCACCCGTCTCTACCTTTCTAAAGTTTCTAAATACATTCGACAAGGGGTTTACTCCCTGCTCACCGGGTCGGAATCCATCTCCCATCATGTAGCTTGCTACTCCCTCAGCTGTACTTCCGAGCAGTGGTACAAAGGATAGAAGGTTAAGACCTGTCATAGCAATTGCCATCTTCTTCATGACCTCTTCCCTGTCATCGTCATCTCCCGCCCATAACTTTCCGAAGTTAGAAGCCCCCACGAATAGTGCGTTAGCTACTCCGTAGTTGATGTAGAACTTGCGAACGTCCTTGAGCTTAGGAGCTTTCCCTTTACCTGCATCACGAGCTATGTTAGTGCCTGACTGCACAACGTTGTTAATCATAAGGAGTGACGCGCTACCAAACATAGTGAACATCCTTGTGAAGGCATCTTGGTTCTGCTGAATGACACTACGGTCAGCCGCTCTACGGCTTTGTTGAGTAGCGTTGTACTCTTCAAACTTTTCGATAGCAACATCAGGGTCCATACCATTGATGATATCTCGTCGGTAGTTAGCCATATACCCAAGCACACCTGCGATGTCACCCACTACAGTGGCTAGTCCGGCCATCTTCTGATACGCTCGCTGTACATTTCCACGGAATCCCTGCTTTCGTATGGTCGGTATACGTCTTGCGCCACCTTCAAGACCTACGATGTCTCCTTTGATACCAAGCTTTAAACGTTGCTTAAACTGAGGAGATGTTTTTTCGGCAAGCCTCATGTACTTCCTAGGCTGAGCCATCACTGCCGCATAGTCAGCCATCCATAGCATGATATCTATTACAGGCATACGCCTACCATCTTTGCGGTAGGTGTAGTCAGGGACAGCCTGTATAGCAGAGGTAGCTTGCTTAACTATTTGAACAGCTTTGAATGCTAGGGCAACACCTGTGTATGCAGTCTGCATCCAATTGAGTGCCTTATCAGTATAGATAGCTCCCTTGCCTGAGTTAGGATTGATGGCTTGGTTGATAGACTGCCGTACCATACTTGTCATCCCTGTTATCTTAAGGACTGTTTTTACCGCCTCGTTATTCATGATTGAATTAAGAGTGCGAGTATCAGCAGAGTAAGCCTTGAATCTCTCCATAGATTGGAAGTGGTCTTCCAATGCAGTAGTAAACGATGCGCCTTCTAAATCTATCTCACTATCTACGTCCAAACGATTCTTTAATCCGGTTGCAAACTCTGCATCAAAGATGGCTTGGAAGTCACCATCCTCTAGCAGCTTCGTGTCTGTCTTGGTTATTGTTCTAGTAGGGAAGTAGTTCGATATGTAGTTTAGGTTGACATCATTAGTCTCCCGATACACATTGTTAACTGTCTCATAGTATTCGTTACTTAAGTAGTCAACTATGGCATCTGAGAATGCCATAAGGTCTGCACCTAGGTAGCCTTCTATCTGTGCGGCAAAAGCAGGGTCGTCAAAATCCAAGCCCATCCTACGCAGCTTATCGCGTTGAATAGGATTCTTAGATAAGGCGTACAACCTCATCACTTTATCCAAATCAAACTTTTCTTTTCTCACAGAAGTAGGGCCTTCCTTCCCAATCCTTCCTACTTCAAGTTCAATAGAATCATTTGAGTATACCTCTCTACGCAGGGTCTCGTAGTCCTTGAAGCCAAACTGCTTTGCTAACGAATCTAATTTAGCTGTCTCAGAAAAATATGATTTTAAATATCTGCTTTCAGCTTTATTGAGTCGGTCATAAACCTGCTTCTTCATCTCAGGGCCGAGCGTATTCATGAACGTGCCGAGATGGTATAGCCCACGTAGCACAGACTTTATTACATCACCCGTATTATTATTTCGGAAGGTATCTACATATACTTTCGCGCCTGCTACCATCCCCTTGAATCTCGCACTTGCCCCCTGTCCTTTTCCTGATTGCCATAAACGTCTCGCCTCTTTCGCCTTGGCGTTAATTTCGTTCTCGTTGAGAGGACTACCGTCTGTACTAAAGAACTCAGGGAAGAGCTGTTTGAGTTGTGCTGTTACACCCTCATTAATTTCAGCATTCTTTTCTGACCTATCCTTCTGCGTCTGCTTTAGGATAGTGCGCTCCATCATCTGCTCCACAGCATAACCTTCTGTTATAGCTTGAACTTCTTCAAGGGTCATGTCCTGTATACCTTGGAACTCTTGGAAAGCCATAGCTTTTAACACAACCCTGCGCTCCTTAGATGTAAGGCTATCGAATCCCTGTTGGATATTTTTTGCAATGGCTTTGGCCGCCTCTTCTGTTTCAAGGGTAGCTCGAATAGCATCGAGGGCTGCTTGTCGTTTAGCAGGGTTTTTTATTGTGGCAGCTGCTAACACCTTGCTTAACTCAGCGGCAAACGCCTGAGCATCTGCACCTATGCTACCCCTTCTTACTTTATTACTGCCTATGGAAGACCTCCCCTTTCGAGCATCCTTCTTTACCTGAGCCACCAACTTATTGATGAGCTTGCCTTTAATCTTCTCATTCTGTACAGCCACCTGAGCCAAGACATATTCCATGTCGGCAAGCAGGCTTGACTCGGTAGCCTTAGCAACTCGATTGACAAGGCGGTTTATCTGAGCCTGACTATAGATGCCTGACTTGGGCATGTTCGCTTTGATGAACTTAGACAGCTCACGCTTGGCTTCTTGTAATGTCTGCGCCCCTTTCCTTCGTTGACGGATATTATTACGCAAGGCAGCCACCTGCTGAGAGATGCTGCGGTTGGCTGAAGTACCAAGTGTTTTATCAAACGCAGAAATCAACTCCTCTTGCACAGCTACAGACTGAGATTGGAATACGGGGTTTGCTTTAAGAAGTTCCATAGCCTTCTCCCGTACCTGACCGTTAGTAGGGGCGGCTTTAGACTTAGCGAATTCAGCAACCTTGTTCTTTACATCCTCGAACATCTGCTTACCCACAGCCATACCTCCCTCAACATTTCCAAATGCTGTAGGAACTTGAGTAGTCTTGTCGTACTGCTCAGCCATCGCTTCGTTTACCTCAGTGGCTTTATAACCACGGTCAGTGAGAAGCTTCTTGATAGCCGCGTCTGAGTATCCTTTGGCCCTACCCATGTCAATGGTATCGCGCATACTCATGGACTGATTGTCAGTCCCCGTCATGAACTGCATCTCATTCGACAACCCTACCTCTTGTGCTTGTGAGAACTGTTGGTTCTCAGAGAGCAGGTCTACCACAACTGCTTGAGCAAATCCTTCAATGTCAAGGTTCTGAAGCTGCTCTGAAGACATATCAGATATACCCGTGAGCTTCTTGATAAAGTTAAAGAGGTCAGTAAGCCATGCACTAAAGTTTCTTTTTTGTGCGGCAGTAGCAAAAGACTCACCCTTGTTTCCAATAGCAAGAGCCAATGCTTCTTCCCTTACATAAGCGTCTATCTCTGCTTCTGTAGCTCCGGTTCTTCGCATCTCTTTGATGACACGCTTATACTCTTTATTCTCACGAACTTGAGATTCGTATTGACTACCCTCGACAAGCCTGATACCCGCAGCATACGCTTCAGGGTTTAGCTCTTTGGCTGTGTTTAGCCATATATGTCCAAACTCGTGGATAGGGGTGTTGTAGTTTTCAAGAGAAGGATTAAGATATACTTTTCCATCTGCCACCACACCGTAAACCTTTTGGTCTTTAGTGGTTAGCTTCTTTGAGTAAGCGTCTTTCATCAGAGCATCGAACTGCTCTTGACTTGTTACCACTTCCACAGAAGGAAATGATGCGCTCAGCCTAGATATGAACTGCTGATACTTAGATACCGCAGGAGCTTCTACTGTAGCCGCAGTACCCGCAGTCATCATAGCAGAACGCATAGCACCTGAGAAAGCTTCTGATGAGGTCAGGGGTCTACCCTTTTTAACATCTTGTATTTCTCCATACTTACGCTTAATAAAAGCACGTATGTTTTTAACGTTAGTGGTTACATCTGACCCCGGCTTTGGTTGCCCTTGCTTGGTGTAGATGGTTACCGTGTTAGAACCATCAGGATTAATCTGAGTTCTTACATCAATCGTCTTGCCGTTTTTATCTATGACAGTATACTTGTCTCGTTGCTTAGTCTTCTTAGCAATCTTAGAATCAATCATAGCCAAGGCATCAGGTAGCACGTTCCAAAATGGAACGGTATCTTCCATCACTCCTACTGCTCGGCCTCTAATGTATATAGGGTAGTTGTCATGACTAGGAACTCCCTCAGCTTCCTGCTGTTCCTTGGTCATCATAAAGTTCTTCCAATTCTTTCCGCCCTTTCCAAGAGCTTCTTCTGTAACCTTGTTGCCATCAGCATCTGTTATTTCTAATAGAGTAGTCAAAGCACCCATAGGAAGGTCGGCTGCAAATTGCTCAATGTTAGCTGCTCTAATATTTTCTATAGTAGCACCTATCTCCTTTAGTGACATGTGGATATCAACCTTACTTTCTACTTGGTCAGTAGGGAATAGGTTCGTTAGTATGGCAGCCCGAAGGTCTGTACCAAGCTCATCCATTTTATCTAGGAACTCTTCAACGGTGGCAGCTTCAAAAGCAGCTTGAGCTTTCTTGTTGTCAGCAGGCTTCGTTCCATACTTCCTTCCCTTAAGATACTCTATGGCCTGCTCGTAAATCTCCTGACCATTTTCCTGCTGAGACATAAGCTCCATAGCATATCGCATGGTAACCATATTAGAGTCAAGAGCACTTGGCTTCATGTTGTACACAGCAGTAAAGTCTCCCTTAGCTGCACCTATAATAATGGCTCGTGCTGCATTCTCATCAATCGAAGCCCAAGCTACCTTACCGAAGATACCTTCTTGCATTGGGAAGAGAGGGCCGCCCATGCGACTAGCATCTACCTTTAGTTGGTCAGCCATAGCTAGGTTTATACGCTTACCCTTCAAGGCAGAAAGAGCTACACGTTTTACCTTAGCTACGAGAGATTCATTTTCAGTTACGACTATAGGAGTTGTCTCCATAGTGGGAGAATCTACAGTGTAATCATTTTCTGCAAGTTCAGGACTAACCTCATCCATCAGTTCAGTAGCTTCAGCTACCTGCCTGTTAGACATACCCATGCCATCCGTTTTCGTATCAAGCATGAACTGTCTAGTCTGTACGTTGTCGTACCTACCGAATGATTCGCTAGTAGAAAATCCATCAGGCATCTTCTTAGTATCAGAATCTAGCTTTCTGATAAGCTCTTTGTTACGATTAAGAAGCTCTGTCTTTATCAAAGCTTTTTGAGCTGCCGATAGCTTAGTGTCCGACACAAAGGTCGTAGCCACATATCCGGCCCTATCGCCTACATCAGATACTACACCCCTACCTCCCTCATATTGGGTGTAGTAATACTTACCATCAATAACCCTTTCTTTGAATTCATTGTATTGTTCTCTATTTCTTTCTCGGTCTAGAATGCTAGAATCAAATCCTTGAGTATAAGACTCTTGACCATTTCGAGTTCCAAATGCAGCAAATTTACCCGCACGTATAGGAGCCATCATTAGTTGATTATTCTCAAAGGCTCGCTCTTCAGGACTCATTCGAGTTTGCTGTGCTTTAGCTGCAGCCAATCGACGAACTTTACCTGCGGACCATTTGCTGATAGCTCGCCCATATGCTTCTTGCGAATCAAAGTTTGATTCAGGTAGGGGAAATTCCTCAGCAGCTATCTCTTCAACTGTAGTCCCTTCTTGTCGTGTGCCTAATAGCTCAGCCTCAATTTCCGTGCTTGTCTGCTCCACCTCCTCTGCAACTACCTCTTCTACTACAGGAGCTGCCTCTACTGCAGGAGCGGCTTCTACTGCAGGGGCGGCTTCCTCTCTGCGCCTTCGATTATCTGCATTCCTGAGTGCCGCCCTAACTTTTCGCTCTGCAATTTTTTGTTGCGCTTTATACTCCTTCCTTACTATCCTTCCAAGTTTAGCAGTTTCAGTGTCACCCTCTTGCCGTGCTTTTTTAATAAGCTCAGCAAGCTTTTTAATTTTGGTTTCCAACTGCATAGGAGTTTGTTCCCCATACTCAGCTGTTCCAAGCTCAACTATATCTGCTCTTGTTTCAGATACTGCCTCAGGGGCGGCCTCAACTGCAGGCGCAACCTCAGGTAGTGCTACATTAAACTTATTGGCAAAAGCCTTGAACTCTTCTAAGGTAATTTCTCCGTCTAATAAGTTGAACCAAATATCACCTACTGCGAGTTCAGAATAGTCCGACATAAAGAGCCTTACACTACGCCCTTTTGAGTAATTTATTGAAGATGAGCTTGAAAGGCTACCGTCTGACTTTAGCTTTCGTAACGCATTAACTATAGCACGGGTGTTGTTCTCCTGTGGTCGGTTATATATTATATCGTTAAATATTTTTTGCACGGCATCAAGCGTGTAACCCTCAGCCTTTAAGCTTTCTCTTCTTTCTCTTCGCTCTAAATCTTTCTGACTCAAACCGTCCTCCTCAACAGGAGCAGCTTCTACTCCTGCTAATTCATTTATCTGCCGCAGTTGCTCTTCAGTAGCAGGAAACTTTCCGTCAGGTCGTGCAAACTTTGGAAGACCTTTGCCTTGTCTTACGGACTTTGCGGCTTGCATGATTCTCCGTTTTGCTCTAATCTCATCAACTTCAGCAGCCTCTTGTTTATTTAAAGCAGCAAGAGCAGCAGTCTTAGCGGGTGAGTTCTTACGTCTCTTGATTTTTGCTCGTTCTTTTTTAAACCTGCTCTTGGCTTCGGCTGCCTCCCTCTCGTACTTATTGAGTTCGAGTGTCATCTCATCATCAGTCAACCGCTCAGCCGGAGCTACGTCTTCCTGAACTACAGCTTCCTCAGCTACAGTAGTGGGGGTTTCAACCCCCACCTCTTCGGCAGCAAGTTCTTGACTAAGCTGCTCAGCCTCACTAGCTACAGCTGTATCGTCTGCAGCAAGCACCTCTTGCTGAAACTTAGTAAGCTTCTTATTTGCCGCCTGCCGTGCCTCGATACCCGCTACGATACCATCGAGCCGCTGAGGGTCAATGGTTCCGTTTCTAAAGGCTGTAACATCGCTACGTACAGGGCGGTCAATAACCTCTACCTGCGCTTCTTCCTCAATCGTCTCTTCCGCAACTTGGTCTTCGGTTGCAATCGGTTGGGTAGTTTCTCCTGATTCGGATAATCCTTCTCCCACTGCTGCGCTATCTCCGGATGGTTCGCGTGTAGGAACTTCCTCTGTGCTTGGCTCTTGAATGGCATCGGCTTCTTGTATTATAGTTTCAACATCGTCTTGAGGAGATAACCTAGAAGCAAGAAGCATCGCGGTCTCAGGGTCGTTCTTTACTTCCCCCCTTCTCTTTAATCTTTCTAAAGCTGTAGGTCCTGCGCTTTCTACGTAATCAATGAACTCGTCCTTGGTCATGTAGTTTTTACCCACTTTATAAGTAGCTACTCCTTTTCTTTTAATAGGGTTTAGCTTAGAGGTATCTACAGGGTCAGCAACTAACTTGCCTGTTTCAGATATCTCACGTATCTCTTCATTGATATCAGCAATCTTATTGCCGAATACTTTCTTTCTTTGCTCGGTGCTAGATAGCCCATCACGCACCTCCATCAACTCCATCAGCCTTTCTCGCTGAGCATTTTTACCATCTACTACGCCACGCAGTACACCTGTGGGGGAGGCTACTGAAAGTAAATCATTAGCCTCTCTACGTAGGCTCATGTTTTCAAGGATACGCTGTCCTTGCTCAGGTGTTATCTTCCCAAGGCGAGTCATGTTATCTGTCCAACGCTGAATTTGTTTGTCAGTTGAATTGTCAGATGCCATTACCCCAAGGTCCATCAGCTCATTAGCAAGCCGCTGATTGTTGTTGCCCATGGTGGCCTTTATGATATTCATAGAAGCGTTCATGCTTTGGTTGCCCAATGCACCACCTGCCTCAGCAATAATCTCTTTCAGCTCAAGCTCATCACCTACCGAAAGCATTGCTAATGCCTCACCTGCGCCCTCGGCAAGCGGGTCATATACAGCTCTCTCCGCCACAAAAGCTCCTGCTTTAGTCATTCGAGTAGCTGCCCTAGCGGGTTTAAATACTTTACCCGCAAGACCTCCTGCTACAAAGTCCATAGCACCTATCACCAACCCTCGTGTACCTCCACGCACCTTACCTTCCTCCCACACCTTAGGGTCATTGAGAGCTTTTGCAAATGAATCAGGGTCAGTAGGGTCATAGCCCTGAGAACTTACAGCTTCAAGTACCGCACTTGTGTATTCCAACACAAAGCTATTAATAGCCATACCTGTTCTTATTCCATACCCAAGCCCCGCTATTGCTCCCGGCACAGCCCCCGCTCCGGCAGCTGTCGCTCCAACTGCTGCTCCTGTGGCTAATCCTGTGGCTGCCGTTCCTGCAAGTATCTTACTACCATATGGAAGCATCTGAGCGAGAGAGGCACCCATCCATTGCATAGCTACTTCAGCGGGGTCGTTTCTCAATGCCCTATACATCTCGGCATTGGTACGGGCATTATTAAATCGAGTTAATCCCCGCGCTAACCTACCGTCTTTACCCTCCTCAATAGCTATCATGTCAGCTACAGCTTTAGCCACCGCAGCATCGTCATCCATATCAATACCCCCTAGGGCTTGCCCCACAGGACTCATCTTCAAAAGTATTTCAGCTGCATTACCTGTAGCCAATCCGTTACTCACCTCGGAGTTAAACCCCTCAAGGTTTTCTACAAATTCTTTCTGCACATTTTTGTTGTGCTTAGCGTTCATGTATAGATTAGAAAGCTCATACTGAACAGCAGCATCCTCCTTGGTTTTTAAAACATCAAGGACCTCTCCAACAATATTGTTATAAACCTCTTGCTCCCTAGTTGTCTTGGGTACAAAATCAGCAAGGTCAGGAATGCCAACACCTAAAACACGAACGCTCTCTTCGTTTATAACCTCAGCTGCAGCTAAGGCAGCTTGATTCATCTTAGCAGCTTTCTGAGCTTTCTGTTGTCGCTCCTCTTCTAAGTATACATCTAGGTCCTCTTCAACAGTCAGCAGCTCGTCGTCGCCAATAATATCCACAAGGGCCTCAGCGTCCATACTTTTTTCTTGTATGGCTATTTCAGCTTGTGATTTATTTATCTTGCCATCTTCATCAAAGTACTTACCATACAACTCCTTTTCTTTTTCAGTTAAGTCGTCGTAGCCAACTCCTTCTGAGTTTGCTTCTTCCAAAAATTCTTTCTCGTCTAACAAGGCATCGTAGTTCTGACGTGCTTGTTGAAATGCATGATAGTTTTTGCCGCGCTCATTAAAAAAAGATTCTGCCTCTACGTCTACAGTGCTCACTGTCTTCCATCCGCCCTCCGCAAAATCATTGGCTTCCTCTTCGGTAGCAAAAGTAAATACCTCACCCCGCTTACGTGCCTCCTCAATGGCCTCATCAGGTGACAGCTCTTTCCATGTGTCAGAGTTTAGGTTGGTTTCAAAACCCTCCCTAGGAAACAAAGTAGGGGCCACCTTAAATACACCATCCTCCTCGAAGGACATCATGAGGTGAGTAGACTCACTGCCGTCTTCATTACGCAAAGCAACAGGTCGCATCTTCTTTGCACGCATTGCCTGCGTTGCATAGTTAGCCTCGTTTACTTCTTCTTCACTCTGCCCTTCTTTGTAATAGTGAGACTTGATAAAGTCCCTTAGCTTGGCTGACTCTTGCTGCTTACCCTCATCTGTAAATGGGTCTAGGTCAATGTCAATGCTTGCGCTTTGGTCGTGGTTGTATACCGTCATGGCATCACCCACTCCCTTCTCAATAAAGTTAAATCCGTATTGTCCAAATTTCTCGGACATATCCCTTACTACCTCCTCCTCATTCTTTGATATAAGCTCAGGGGTAACAAAAGAATCAGCCATCTCATCGGCTGATTTGTAAAATCCTTCGTGCCGCTTTATTAATTCTTGCTCTGCTAAGTCTGCATCTTTCTTGGCTTCTTCAGCCTTGACTTTAGCTGTACGTTCGAACCCCTTTTTTCGGGCAGCTAGGATACCCTCCTCACTAAACGGGTCAAGCTCCTGCTCTGCTGTTAGCGCATCAACAATAGCCTGCTCATTGATTGGCTCTTGTTGGTCTCCATAAGAACTAAAGTCAGGCTGCTCAGGAGCTGCCTCAGGCAGTTCTTCAGTAGCATTGATATCGTCAATCGTAAGTGCGGACCGCCCCGATAAACCACTGTCCAATAGCGAGTCCGTAGGCTCGTCTTTTTTTTTTACAGCTTCCTCTACTACAGGAGGAAAATACTTACCCTTAAACTCTTCGCGAGTCTTGGTGTAAAGCCCTCGCTTGGCGACCTCATCAAATATTTTTTCTTGCCCGTTAATATTACCTTCATACTTGGCTACAAACTCCTCAAATGTCTTCGTGTAAAGACCCTGCTCTGTGAGGGTATCATAAAGCTTTTGTAAGTTTTCGTTCATGCTAGATATATTAATCTAAAGGGCCACCACCACCCGTGGTAATAGCTTGAAGTTCATTAAAATTCTCAAGCCCTAAGTTAGCAAACATATTGGCAGTAATCTGATTCCCTTTTGCTCTTTCGTCTATAATAATATTATTGACAGCAAGCCATTGAGCTTCAGTTAAGTTTGCAGGGAACTTAATGGCAGGCTCCATAACATTAGGAATTCCTAAGTTTACGTATGGTTGGTCGGTGTTGCGTCGAAGAGCACTCCCGCTTTCAATCTCAACAACTCCATTAGTTGCCTGTGCATTTGCGATGCCTGCTGTTTTAAGGAATGAATCAAAGGCATTCATAGTAGCTAATGATGTAGCCGTTTCATCACTACCCTTTTGTGGAGCGGATTCTTTCGCAAGGTTGCTTAGGGTAATCTTCTCTCCATAACCATCGTCAACAGTGTCATTCATAGTAAGCTTCTGAGCTTCAGGCTCAGGCGCGGGAGCATCAAATCCAAACGGTTTCTCTCCCGTGGTTTGAGAGTGACGGTTTAATCCATCAGTGATACCTGACGCTTTAAGCATAGCACCTACGTCAGCTGCGTTTCTTACGTTGTCAGGTAAGATGGCGGTGACTAGTGATTCTACAAACTGTTCTACATTATCACCTTTAGTGATTGGTGTTCTAGGTTGAACACTTCCATCCTTAAGCAAGTCGTTAACAATAACCTGAGACCCATCTTCAGAAAAAGAAATCGAGTGCACCTCGTCATTAAGACCCGCTAAGAAATTTCCTGCAGCCTGAAACTCTTGTTGAACTGCATCGTTATAAGCTTGTAGCTCTTCGTTAGTAGCATTAGCAACATCTATCGGTGGGATGCTTGTACCCCAAAGCTTAGCCAAGTTAGTAACAGCTTGCTCTGCTTGCTTCTTAGCGGACCCTGACTTGCGCTCACCATCAGTTATCGGTCGGTTCTCTCTAGCCTCATAGCCTGTCTCTTTAAAGTTAAGCTTAGACTCTACGCTAGTTCTAACTGTATCCTCAGCGGCTTTATATTGAGCATCTCTATTAGCGAACAAAGATTCAACCTCACCCTCGCTTAATCCACTGTCTCGAAGTTGCGCTTTATATGCCTCCTCATTTTCAACTCCAAACATAGGTACCATTGCCCCTGAAGAAGGTTGCATTGGATTAGGAACCATCAAGATTAAGTTTGGGTCGTTAGCAGCAAGCTTAGGGTCTTGAGTAAATTCATAAAGACCATCACCATCAGGGTTTAACCTAAGGGTATTGGTTAGTACGGATGTTACGTTAGTAGGCGAAGCAAGCTGACCGTTAACAGCATCAGATATAGCACTCACAATAGCAGGTTGCGCCAATGGATTCTCTCGCTCCTTAACTCCACCCGCCATGATTGCATCTATACGAGTACCTAATGAAGCAGCAATGGTGTCAGTAGATTTATTTATATCGTAAATATCGTACTTAGCATTGAGCCTATTGCGAAGCTCATTTACAGGGGCATACGCCCCCGGATTCTCTTGCATCCTTGCGGTAATTCCTAACCCATCCTCAGAATCTACCATGTCTTTTTTCCCAAGAAGAACCTTTCCATCAGTAGGATTAATCCATAGGCGGGAAGAGCTAAAGTTTCCAAGACCACGCGTAGAATTCATCATGTATTCCTCTAATGCTTGAGCTTGAGGAAGCCCTGTTTCAGGGTCTACCTCCATACGCTTTTGCAATTCAGCGTACTTGGTATTAAACTCTTTTCCAAACTCAAACGCTTCAGTAGTTCCTTGCTGTAGATTGGCTCGGATATTTGTGTAGTCCCTGACATTCATCTGTCCTGACTTCAAAAGCCTTTCTACCTGAAGGGCATATTCCGCTGTATCAGTAGAGAACTGAGTGGTCCAATCATTAAACCCTTGGTGGTCACCAAGAGGTTGGTTATTGATGTACTCATTAAAATCTTTAATGCCGTCATCAATAGCCGCCTTCTTTTCCTGACGGATACGAGCTTCCTCGTTAACCACATCAGACATCTGACGGCCAACCTCATTCCAATTAATCTGAGATTCCGCACTTCGCTCCGCATACTTATAAAATGTCTTAGCCATATCTCACTATTAATTGCCTCCTGTAAAAGAGTTGTATTGGTTCATATATGCAGGGTCAAACATGATTTGATTCTTTTGAGCCGGAGTAAGGTTACGCTTGAACTGTCGAAAATCTCGTCCGCTCATGTCCCCTACAGCAGAAAAATTACCTCCCGTGTTTACACCAAAGTCTATTACACCTGCTGTGCTTTTAACCCCTGTAGGCGTAAACCCTGTGGCTGTGCCAAATTGCTTAGCTTGCCCCGCATCAAACTGCATTCCCGATATAGCCTGTTGCTGTGCTTTATTGTTCTGCGAATAAAGAGGAACAGCGGAAGCACCTGCTGCCGCTAAATCAACACCGCTCTGAATCATAGCGGCTTTAGCGGCTGCTGCCTGCTCGTCATACATGGCGGCAGCTTCCTGCGCACCTGCAGCTTCTTGTAAGTCAATCTGAGTTTTCACATCTCGCAGACGGCTTTCTTCACCGAGAATATCCTTGTCAAGCTGCTGAAGTTCTTGGCCTAAACCAACACGCTGCCCCTCAGCCATTTGATTTTGAGCCATTTGAATTCTACCTATCTGACCGATTCCTCTTTCTGATTCTTGAGCAGCTTGCACAGAAGCCGCACCCTGTGCTAAAGACTGCTCTATAGCCATGGTATAGGGGTCCGTACTAATGGTTCGCCCTTCTTGAAAATTCACATCAAGTTTTTGACGAGCTTCATTCATAGCTTTTGAGGCTGCACGCTCCGCTTGAGCAGCATTCTTTTCGGCTTTATTTTTTTGAGCTGCTGAGATACCCATGGTAGTCAAAGCAATTCCTGCATTAATTCCTGCTACTATTCCTGACATAACAATTGTTGTTTAAAGATGATGTGTTCAGGCAACTCCTTATAATCGGTAGTATATACTTCCTTTTCAGCCTCTTCAATAGTTTCGGCCTCAGTCTTATACACGCAGGCCCAAACACAGTCTTCGTGCATGTAAGCCACACGCTGTGTGCCTGTCTCAGTAAAGACAGTAAGTGGGGCTTTAATATGTTTAACATGTCCATCATCCAAAAGGATAGACATACTTCCTTTTAAAAAAAACGAAGGGTGGTCTTGCTTGTGAATAAAGCTTACAACCAAAGAATCTTTAGGCATCAATACCTCCCTTGTGTATAGTCCATCTTTTAAGTGATGAGTGGTGGGAAACTGCTCTTTCATTTCCTCGGTATGATGAACTACAACACCTGAAATCTTTTGCAGCTTTTCACTAAACCTAGCAATGTCCTCCCATAAAAGACCGCGTTCTTTATAAACGTGATACAGTAAAGAATCTACTGTTGCATTTGGTTGTTTTAATATAGTCTGAAGCTCACTCACAATTTCAAAGATAATCAGTTCAGGGGAAAGAAGTCATTGCTTCTGATTTAACAGCAAAAAGTTCTACATGTGTAGTCAAAGAGTTTGTCAAGGTTAGTTCTCCATAGTGACCTAGGATGCCCTTGGATTCTGCAACTTGATTTTTTATAAACATAGCGTATACCACGGGTACAGCGGGAACTACACCCCCACCTGCAGTATCTATGTCGTACTGAATTAGGTTTTGACCCGCAGCAAGGTCTACGGTAATAACCGTCACTGTACCTGAGTAAATAGGTGTAAGCGTAGCAGGGGCTACCACGGGTACTCCAAAGTAAATAGAGTCCCCAATACTTATTATGCTTCCGATATCTGTCGTTAAAGCAAAGCTAAGTACCACATTGGTTCCCGTCTGAACCGAATTAGTTGTATTACCAATACCATTGACAGAGCGTAAAGGATACTCCTGCGCAGCGTCAGCAGGCGTAGTTCCTGAGTTTCTTACAAATGAAAACCAATCTGATTCCTTCTGTACAAAATAAGATGAGTCAATAAATCCTGTAGTCTGCAGGTCACTTGTTAAAGTTGCTCCCCATGGTTCGTTGCCTTCATAAGATAGAGTCTTAAAAATCTTGTTTACCATAGGCTCTTGATTNAAGACCGTGGTAACCTTTGAAGGATAAGCTGTTCCGTAATACTCGTTACGGGTGGCATTGGTATTATGCCTGTACAAGTCGCCCGAAAAGAAAGTATATAGGTACTGATTCATATGCTGAATTATCTCAGGCTCATATGAATAAAACGAAACCCACCCTTGATAGCCGGGGCTAAACGTTAAAGTATAGTTCTGATTATTTACAGGCATGATTTTAAATTATTCATGAGAGAGAGATTTATGGTGGGGGAGGGCAAGCAAAACTTGAAACTACAATCCCACTTTCCAACTGAACCGAATACTCTTGAGTACTGCTACCCGGACCTCTAATAAGGTAATACCCATCTGCCATAAAGCTAGTTCCTAAATTATCTAGAAATAAATAGTCACCGCTTTGAATCTGAGCAACCTGTGGGGTACGAATACTTACTAGATAGTTTGCAATAGGAAAAACAGGAGTACTTCCGCAACCTTGCGTAGTTGCGGCTACGCTTGAGCTAAGGAATCTATAGGTGTCAGGTATTACATAAGGGCATTCTACTCTTAATGTATACCCTGAAGCATTACTTGGGTCTAATCTAAAAGCCTCTATAGTCAATTCAGTATTGGCTGTAGCTGAAATAATTGACACTAGGTCTCCCGGATTTGCACTTGTAGAAAGCTTTACGTTTGCAGGGGGAACAGTAATATCAAAGTCATTACCTGTGGAAGTATAGATACCTCCAAAAAATGTTTGCTCAGGGATGTTACTGAAAGAGTAAGGAGGGAAAAAATTGTCTATTGAGTTGCCTAAAAAAATAGGGTCTATAGAATTTCCCGGAACAGCGTATATGTAAGGAGTAACAGTTCCTGCCCATTTAGGTGTATTACCGCTAGTCCCTTCAGTTATCTTTATTCCATCGGGTGTATTTCCGGGTGAAAACCGAATCCTACTAACCCCTGAATTGCTGCCTAAGCTGAAGGTATATACATCTACAGATTGAGCACCGACCCCTCTAATTATAGGTGAATTGCTGCAAACGGTAGTGCAATCACAAGGGACTTTGCTTGTAACAAACACTCCATTTTGTAGCTGTCTAACGGTTACCCCATCAGAGTAAAACCCATCAGGAGCAGGGCCACCCGCAGAGGTGGTCAACCCTGTTGATGATTCTAATGAAGGGCCGTTTAAAATATAGTTTGAAATATTTCCCATGAATTCAATTTATTATGGAGGACAGCAGTCACATGAAACCCTTGTCTGTATTAGGTCTGCGAAAACACCTGATACAAATGAAACATTGTTGCTATCGGTGCAAACCGTAGTAGACCCTAGTGGAGCAAGAGTAACAAACTGTTGAACGCGATTACAATCGCTGTACCTAAAAGTTAGTTGCTGAGACGCTCCTCCGTTTGATACTTTAATCTCCGTGCTATCCAAACAAGAGCAACTACAGCATGCATCTGAAGGAGTTGACGCTGAATAGCACAAAGAAGAAATTACAGGAACCCTGTAGTCCCAAACAAGATACAAATAGGTATATGTATCTAAATCAGCAGGCATTGTTATGGTGCCTTCAAACAGCTGAGGATTTGATTGGGTAGGAGAAACTACAGTTGATGCGGCAATCAATGCAGCAATATCAGTAGGTGTATTAGTATATGCCGTATCACTTGCTAACCACCTGAATTTATTATAAGTTAAATTATAGGCAAGAGTATCAGTATTTGTCCTGTTCGAAGCAATAGTCAATACCGAGCTATTGGTAGGAGATGAGCCTGTTCCTTGCGGAGAAACCACGGAGGTGTAATTCGACACTAGCGGTGAGGCTGTGCCTGCAGCCATTTTAATTTGCTGACTTTGAAGTGGAGCTACATAAGTACTCGCTTCTACCCAATGATACTGATTAGTAATGGTTTTGCCTGCATCTACGTTGTCCCCTACTGTTACCTGAACTACATTCAAGTCGTTGGGAGCAGGGCATGACACAACAAGGCTAAACACTACGTCAGAGCTTGCGGCATTAAAAATGGTAAAATTACTCTTATTTGTAGTAGCTCCTTGAGAATAAGTAAAGTTACCTGTAGAAGTAAACGGCCCATATCCCGTCCCATCAACTCCAAATGAAATATTCGGTGCCGGGCTAGTTGGAAGAATAAACGAGACAGTAATAAGTCCCGCAACTCTAGTTGTATCTACACAAAAAGTAAGAGGTGAAGAACCTTGCTTAATTGTAATAATTTTATTGAATCCACACTCAGAGCACTCCTCTTCTGTGGGTAATAAAGTTGTGTTACTAGCTAACACATATTCATTCATATACGGGTCATACCCTCCAACCTTTTGAGTATTGAAATTAGATATGAAGAGGTCTCTAAACCATGACCTCATCCCTTGTTCTGAAATTACATTAAGCTGTTCTTGAGGCCCATTACCCATTAGGTTAATAACGGCACCGCGTTTTGCGTCAGTAAAGAATGAGTTCAGTCCATACCGAACAAAGCTTTCAGGGTTGTTGCTAATGCCATATTCCTCTACACGAGCAATCTGAGTCCCAAGAACTTCAGGGATAGAAGATACTGAGCCACCTCCTGTGCTGTCTGAAAGAAGATTCTTTCCTGTAAGAACATAAGATATCTTGTCTTCTTGTAGAGTTAAGATATCTGTCTCACGGCCATAAAGAATTTGGATAGGACCGAAGGATTCTTCTAATGGTTTAAAATTTAAAAGCCCAAGGTTGAACTCGTTAAGCTTGTTGACGTTGCTCTCATTATTATAGATTCCACTGTATGTAATATCAGAATCCCTATGAGCCTCCTTATAGTCTTGAGCACTGACAGATGTCACTCGGTTGCCCAAAGCCAATGGTCTGCCCGCTAAAGAATCCCTAACCTTATAGCTTTCAACTCCATTGCCAAAAGAAAAACAATTAAAGAAATTTGTTGTGACAACCCCGCTTATACCATTAGCTATGTCTTGATTAGTAACATTACCACTATGATTCCCTGAAGCGTCAATAGCAAATGTTTCTGAGCTTTCATACCAAATATCAGGGGAGGCATCAGTAGGCTCTGTTTCAAAAGCAATTAAGTTTTCTGCTCTTATTACCTCAAATTTTACTCTAACTCTTGATTCTTTTTTAGTACTTGAGCCACACGCCCTAGTCCCTGAAACAATAAATCTTATTTCACCGGTGTCAGGGTTTTTATACCAACGATAGAAATTAGTGCACAGGGAAGGACTGAGTCCATATGTCACCAACGAAGGATTGTTGCTTACAAGAGCAGGGGAAACGTATACGTTATCAATCTCACAAGCCGCAGGGTCTCCTACTTGGGATGTACCGTCATTTAAAGAACTTTGAATGTTATCCCCCTCCCACCAAGCTATAATGTCAGTATAGTCCTGTGAGGCGGTAAAGGTTTTTTCAATTTCATATATCCTTCTTTCACAATTGTTATCTCCATCTCCGGTTCCCTTACGGATAAACTTAAATTTAAAGCTAATCCGACTACCTGTAGGAATACTGTATGTAGTATAATTTCCTGAAGAATCTGCAACTCCACTTAACCCTTTATAAGCCAATATCGGGTAATCACCTGAATTATTTTCAATGGTTTGCTCAAGGCCCGGAGCAATAACAGCATCTGCCGTTAAAGTGGCATTAAAATCATTAGCCTTCATCTTTAAGTAAACACCTGAAGGAACTTGAAAATTAGTGTCAGTGTTAAGAATAAAGTCAGCTTGCTCTACACTCTTATCAAGCACAGTTGCGTAAACACACTCAGGAAGAGGACCATCTACATCGCATTTTACAATTAAACGAGTACCCTCTTGAGACTTAGCTGCATTCTCACCTTCAACTAAAAAGTATGTATGCGCTGTAATGGGGTCGTAAAAATAAAGACTTGAGTAAATGGTATCATAAGTTTCGGCATCAGGCTTAATGACAAACTTGTAACGTGTAGCAAAATAAGGAGCTACTTGAGATACAGGAATATTTACCTGAATCTTATTCTGAGTAAGAGAGTCTGAGCAAGAAAAGAACGCTGTATTATTAACGCTAGTTAGTGCTGTAGTTGCCCTACTAAACTCATCCATATATACGATTCCAATCTCATACCCTCGATTGCTATGCAAGCTAGTGGGGGATGATACTTTTTGAAAAGAAAGGTCCACAGCCTGAACACTGTAATACTCATAAATACTAGCGGTAGGGCTAGTTTGAGAGTTTACGTATTCCATCGCAGGAAACTGAAACGATATGATGTTAGTGCCTACTGAGTGTGTGGCTGATATAGGCTGACTCGCTGCTGATATACCCGACTCGTATTTAAGCATAGGGGTAGGGGTACCACCCGTAAGCTGCCCCCTTAGTGCACAGTTAACAAGGTCTGTAAACGTAACACCATCGCAAAACGTAGCGTAATCAGCTTCAATATTAGCAGACGTACCAATGGCTGATTGAAAATCATCTGAATTAAAGAGGTCGGTTACGTTGTTAAAGTTCTGTGTTAGAACGTACATGAATGTAACCTCTACCCCCTGTGTAGTTTCTGTAGGAACGGTAGTAGCACCTGTCCCCAATGCAAATGAAGAATGATTAAGTGCTATTGTGAAGCCAATCGAAGACCCTGTGACTAAGTCATTAGCCGCAGGGGTTAGGTCTACAGCTAGTATAGAATTAGGGACCGTAACAGTACTTCCAAAAGTATAGTTGCTTGCGCTTATAACAGAAGATATATCAGACAATCCAATATCATTCCTTACCTCTAGAGTTTGATAGTTTAATTGTAAAGGAGAATTATTTAAATCTACTAAGTCCCAACCCTCTACATAATTACCCATCATTAGACGGTTTCCCATCATAGTTTGAGCCTTAGCCAATAAAGGAACATTATCATATGTCCTTAAAATTTCTTCACTTGGAAGCACAGTATATATTTTACTGTTAGTGAATGAATATTGATAATCTGTATTGTTGGCGTACCCCTGAGTAGACTTGTCAAGTTTCTCAATGACCTTAATAGTGTTGTTCCCTATCTCTTTAAACAACAGGTCAATTCCTTTCACTAAATTATCACCTGAATTAAATGTAATCTGACAGCTATTAGTAGAGTTTACCATACCCTCATTTAGGTATGACTCACTGCTTAATTGAAAAGCATTGGGTATAAAGCTTGGGGCAGACCAAGAGGAGGTGGCTGAATATTCATTGTCCTCATATCGATACCTATAAGCAAAACAAATAAACCTCTCTTCCAAAAAGTTTTCTTCACCACCTATAGTTAAAGGAAGGATAGATGGGGAGTTAACAGGCGGTGCCTTTATAACAAGTATGTCATTCTTTAAGAGAGCGTCATCCACGTAGGAGCCGCTAGGAAGAGGATAGCTTTTTTTAATATTAATCCTACGAGGTGGATTAAAATTATCTGTAAAGAATAAAAGTTCGTCCACTAAATTAATTCCCGTAATTAAATGATTCGGATTAAAATTCAGGGAAGTTTTTCCTGATACATTAGGGTCTGAAGTACTTACTACGTGATAGGTAATTGTTCCATTAAGAGCATTGTATGATACAATTAAATCAATTTTTCCTGTAGGCGAAGGGAACAATGTGGGTTGATGAACAAACCAATAAATAGTTTCGTTCGCGCCATCCTCAAAAGAGCCAAGGCATTGGCTCTGTTGCATTGAAATACCATTGTAACCAAGTTCAACAAGCCTAGTGTTTCCTTCTGAGTTTTCAATACTACCTATGTCGCTTTCAGAAGTTGAGCCTAAACGGATATTTAACGCATCAGTATACTCTCCGTCAGGAACAAGACGCTTATCAAGTGCCTTGTTCATACGCCCCTTCAAGAAGTTTCTAGTTGTAGTAGCCATATTACTTTATCCACTTATCCTGCCCTCGCAGGTTCATTAGCAATTTACCGGGGTCAATACTGCTCATCCGAATCTTTGCATTACGAAGCAATGCAGCTTTCTTTTTTCGTGCTCGATTAACAACGTATTCTTGAACACCGAATTTTGCGTCTAAGATAGAGTATTGAATATAGGCGTATATATATTCCTCAAACATCTTGTTAAGGCTAATCTCTGAGTTTACACCTGCCTCCATGCCGTCTGAAACATACTCAAGAATGCAAAGCTCTCCATTCATGTCGGAACTGAAATTAATCACGCCCGCCTTTTTGTTCATGCTAAAGGTAGGATTGGCATTTGCCGTCTCAGTGTTTAATCCATAACGCGCACCAATCTGATAGTCAAACCACCATCCTCCATCTACATTGTAACCCTCCATACCATCAAACTGAGGATTGTTACTATTTAGGTATATGCTCTTTTTTTGATTCGTAATCCTGTCGTAGTCAATGTCAGAAAACTCAGGTCGAGCAATATTGCCATTAATATCAAAAAGAATATTACACTCGTTATCTTGAAGGTAAGCATCGCTCCAATTGGTCTGAATGTTTTCACTCATAGGACGCAAGACACCATCTTTATAAAGGGACATCCTAACCCAATTAACGTAGTCAGGAGGAAGGACGTATCGTAATGTTTGACACACGCTTAGCTCCAATACTTTTATCTCTTTTAAAGCATCGTAATTAAGTTCTTGGATACCACGCTTGGCATGGAACAGAATCTTATAACGCTCATCGTTATTTACCAACGAATGGTTTCCGCTGTACATCAACAAGAAGTTGGTGACAATATCAGCTAAGCTTATATACTGATAAGAACCCCAATTTTTGTTTTTGGGGTCTGTACCTCCGTTCTCATAATATTGATAATCAGTTATATAAGCCATAATTATTCTGCATTATTAATTGTTTCTTGAGCAGTAGCATACTGAACTACAGAAGTTTCTCTAATTTCCATGCCCGCCATCTGAAGAATCTTATTTACTAAGATATACTCATCATCAACCGATAACTCAAAATCTTGGTAATCAGCTTGACTGCTATCAAAAATAGGTTCTCCCCCTGTTACATTAGTAAATGTCCATTTAGGGGCAAGTGGATACCTAATATACTGAGCCTCTACTGCGGTCAGGGCATTGAAAGTAATGGGGAATACATTAAGAAATGCCCCCTCAAGAACGTATGCGGGATACGTATTGTCAGGTGCTGTCAACAAAGAATTGTTTAAAAGCGTAATCTTACTATGGGTTACCGCTTCCGCCTCTCCTGTAAAAGTTCTAGGGGTTGTAGAGGTATCATAACAAAGAACCTTGTTCAGTAAGTAAAAATCATCTCCCGTGGAAGAAGCCCCTTGTTGGGTGGAGGGGAGGTAAAATTGATTGCCTGTGTTGTGTGGCAAATTTCTTGTAACTGAAAAATAATCAATGACCTCAATAATTTGCTTGCTCATGTTGGCATACTCTGTCCCTGAAGTCCTGCGATTCTCATCATTAATCGCGTTGTTGTAATCTGAAAAGTATTCATCAAACAAGTCCAATTGAGCTTGTTTGGCATACAGATTAAAATCTTGAGGAGAGATATAGCCGTAGTTGTTCTTATTTAGAATTGCAAGAACTGTGTTTCTTACCGAATTAATCATGGGTAAAGGCTTTTTTCAAAGATAGATAAAAAAGAAAGGGAGCCGATTGGCTCCCTTCTTCTCTTGCAATATAAAGTTTCAATGCTTACAATGGAGAAATAGTAAAGTCAACTGAGTTGTTAACGACATCCTGTGGGTTAGCCCACTTTAAGATGTACTGCCAATTGTTTCCGGTATAATGAACCTTATCCGTAGGGTATCCTTTGTTGCAATCATTATCACAAGTTACATGCATCGCATTATTCCAATAGCCATATGACATTTGGAAATTACCCGTAGCAGGGTCGGGCTTTCCAATAACAGCCGAAGGGTCAGGATAGCAAGTAAAAATAGTTCCTGATGAAGAGTGAGTATTAGAAGTCAAATCTGCTGATTGACCCGCAGCAATATCTACCCACACATTAGGCTTGTCTACACCAAAGGTTTTGTGGCACCTCATGTCCGCACCCGTAGAGTTGGTAACCTTCAAAGTTACAGTAACAGGGTCAGAACCCAAATCAATTACTTCAGGACTAGACTCTTGACAAGAGACTAAGGTCACAAAAAGCAAGAAACAATAATATTTATATATACGCATGGTAAATTATTTTTTGGAAAGATACGATTCTAAAGATTGTAAAGATTCTACACCTTCATCCGTAAGGAAGTATTGCTCACACACATGGTAAGGGTCTTCTCCAAAAGGAATGGTGAGCATCTTCTTTTTGTTGCTTGGTGTATTAAACCAAACTTCTTTTTTATCTCTTCGGAAACTCAAGAGTTTATTAGAGAAGAAACTCTTTACATTAGACTGCAATGAAAGATTTGGGTCATTAAGAATTAACAGAAAGTCCTTAGGATTATTTTTTGCAAAAATCAAAAGGTCTCTACGTAACTCTGCAGTGGTTTGCGTTGAAGGGTCAACACCAAATGCAACTCGAATAATATTTTCTACTTGCTCAATATCAAGTTCGCGACACGCAACTAGCGCATCCACTTCTTGATTTAAAGTGTAGACCTCATCTGATGCTTCTTTCTCTGTATTAATCTCCTCAAACTTCTTACCGTTTAAAGGGTGAACAGAAAGAAACTCTTGAAGCAATGGGTTTGTTTTTGAAACAAAAAGCTGACCATCTTCAAATACAATAGGTGCTCGCAATACATTAGAATCTTGCTCGTCTTCAAAAATAGACTTTTGATTCGGAGAGTATCTCAAAACTTTATTAGTAGATGATTCTTCATCCCAATAAAGTAAAGGTCTTCGCTTACTACCTGATGAAGGAATAAAATAAGAAAGGGGGGTGGACTTTGTTGTAAGTCGATAAAACCTATCGACGGGCTTAATTTGCTTAGCCATAATTAATTGAATTTGATTTGATTAAAAAAAAGGGGTGGGGGTTTGAACCCCCACCCCTTCTAAAGATTACTCCTCAAAGATAAAGAAGTTGTTAGCACCCAAAGTGCAAACTGCTCGCTCTGACAAGAAGTGTACCTCCATAGCATCCAAAGATGAGTTAGAAGCTCCTCCTGCTGAACCTGTAATCCAAGTCTTGTAGCGACGGTCTTCAGTCTCTGAAGCACGATAGCGGACATGGAGGAAAGGTCGCTTAGCATTCTTACCTAAGATTTGGTCATACACTGAAGTAGAACCTGCAGGAACCAACAAGCCGTTAATACGACCTGAACCTGCTCCTGTTGGAAGACCACCACGCATTGTTGGGTCATTCAAGTACTTCCAATCTGACTTGTAGAAGTCATAGCCTCGACGGAATCCTGTGAAACCGAGATTCAAAGCCATATCCTTATCGTTGTCGAAAAGACCATACGATGTACCACCTGCTCCGTAAGAGTTTTGAGCAGCCAACATATCATCGATATCGAATCCGAAGTCACGGTCAACGAAAACTACGTTTTCTTCAATCGCTCCCTGCTTATCCAATCGACCAATGATGGTGTCCCACTCTGCCAAAACAGCAGGGTTACCTCCATTGTAGACATTACCCCGGTTATTTACAACGTAGAATACACCTTCAGAACCCTTGTTACCTACACCTGAAGCTACGCCTGCTGCAATAGCGGCAACACCACTACCTGCTGCTGCAGGAACTGCTTCAATCATAGCTGTCTCCAAGTAGTCATCAAAACGCAAACGGGTTTCGTGCTCAGACTTCAAGTACCACAGGTATCCTGTTGCACCATTTTCTGTAGTCACTTCTACCCATCCGATTTGCGCCATATCAGAACCTGATACTGCGTACTTGTCCTTGATGATAATCGGAGAGTTGTCGAAGATGTTGTCATCAGACTCCAAAGAACCGCCCATTCCTGCTGTTCCTTTTTGGAACTCAGAACCGTAGATAAATACAGTACGAGTCAAACTATTTGCACCTACCTGACCGGCTGCTTCGTAGTAAGCTACAGCAAAAGTACCTGCTGTCGTATCTACTGCAGTTACAATAGCCTTGTTTTCACCTGCACCTGCGTTATCAGAGATAACAACAGTTTGACCAACGCGAATAGCGATGGAACCTGTACCGGGGCTAAGCGTGTCGCTTACAGTGATAGTAGCCGTATCAGCGGCTGCATCACCGTCAGATGCACAGTTAACGTACTTTGTGTGGAGACGACCTTGCTCTGCCCACTTGATGAGGTCAGAGTTAGAGGGCATCTCTGCACCTACCATACGAAGGAAAGAGGCGATTGTACGATTGCCATATCGTTCGAATTCCTTTTCATAAGTATCAGGAAGATACTGATTTAAGAAATCGAAATTTGTAATGTAGTTGCTTTGAAGGGCAACCTGTTCTGCACTAGGTTGTAGTGCGAATGTTGGGCTTGCATTTACTGAACCTGCCATATTTTCTAATTTTTAAAAGTTATGTTCTATTTCTAGAACTACGAATTTTTAGCCCCTTCCCCGAAGATGGAGAAACGGCCCTTACCTGCATCCCGCCTTTACTAGCAGCAACTTGGGGAACCGAACGGTCAGACATATTTACATTCTTAGTCTTTTTCATAAGGTCATCCACAGCTTCAGCTTTGCCTTGCTCATAAAAGAACTCAGCAAATTTTTCGGGATTCATCGCCATTGCTAAAGAACGGTGGTAATCATGAGCGTTAGTTAAAAGACCCTGCTCATCCGTGTGTTTTTGAATCCACGGCATAGGAGAGTCCTGCAACTTTCTTAACTCATCTTTATCCGCAGGAGAATAAACTAAAGACCGTTCACCAATGTTGAATTCAAAACCTTTGAACTCTTGGTTGAACACTTGATTTGTTTTGTCCACAAACCAATCTCTTCGACGTTTAATTTCGTCCTGCTCGTTTTTAGCGTTAGCTAAATATTGCTTATAAGCTTGGTACTCATCAGAGGTGTTAAGAGAAGAATCCCCAACTGACTCAGCAGGAATTTTGTATTTCTCTTTAGCTTCTTCAAAATAGCTTTTTGCTTTAGCAACTATTTTCTTTTGTTTCAATCGAGTCTTCTTAATGAAGTCCTCGTCATCTAAATCTTCATCATACAGATAATCTTGAAGCATAACCTCAAGGTCATCATCATCCATGCCCTCCTCCATCTCCGTCTCTCTTAAATAAGCAGCTATCATTTCTTCACTAGAAAGTGATGAGTAGTCCTCATTTAACTTCATAAAATCCTGTATACCTCTGCCTGTTTCTTTTTTGTATTTAAAGAAAGCAGCCATCTCTTCATCCATATCTCCGTTGTCCTCACGCGCAGCCTTTAAATCCTCAAGAGAATTAATCTCAATACCCAACCTAGACTTAATTTCATTTACTAAGTCCTCCTCTTTAATTCCTTCAGTAACCTGCTCTTCAACTACCTCCTCCTGAACGGCCTCAACCACAGGCTCCTGCCTTAGGTCAATCTTATCTATTCCACTTTCTTCACTCTCAGGAGAGTCTACGTATTTAGCTTCATGAACTTCAAGTAGTTCATTTTCTACTTCCTGAATAGATTTCTCTTCTTGCACCTCTACTGCTTTAACTGTGATACCTTCCATTAGATTTAATTTGTACGAAAGTAATTAATTTATTACACTTATCGTGGACTGAATTCCGCCAAGTCAAAACCGTCTAGGCTATCCTCGTTAGATTCAAATGATATAGCGGGTAAATTATTTTTTCGCTGATTTATTAATTTAGACTGTTGCGTATTCTGCTGACTGATACGCTGTGACTTAGCATCTTCTCTTTGAGTCTCTCTTGACTGCAATTGTGATTCAAGAACATCTTTCAATTGCATTTGATAGTTGAACTCTTCAGCCATCAACTGACTCTTTAGTTTAGCTTCAGCTTGCTGCTTTTCTATTTCAAAAGCAATCTCTGCCTGCTTAAGTTGCATCTTGCCTTGAAGCTCCATCTGCATCTTTTCCATCTGAGCTTGCTGTGCCGCTTGCTGAGATTGTAAGTTTTGCTGAGCTTGAACCGCTTGTTGCTGCATAGCCATGCGCTCTTCACGTTCTTGCTTAGAAATTCTTTTAACTTTCAAGAACTGATTGGCAAGCTTAAGATTTTTAATCTCTCGTATATCAATAGCATCTTCAAGGTTTATATCTCCTTTAGAAAGAGCCATTTGAATATTTTGCTCAAGCATAGCTTTCTGCTCTTCATCAGGGGTAACCTCAATAAAGATTCCAAAATCATATATGTACAATTCATTCATGTCTTTTAGAACAGACACATTGTACTTTCCTATCTGATTAATAAACTCTTCTTTAAAGTCTGCATACTCAAGTATGTCCCCGATACGATAGGTCAACCCTTCGGCTAGAGTCCTAAATATGTAAAGGCTTGCGTCAAGGATATGACGAGTGGCCGTATTAGAATTAAGAGCTGCTAATTTTTGAACTCCTACCAAAGAATAAGGGTCGGGTGTAGAGCCATCGCGAGCTTCATTAAGACCCGTAACATCACGAATCATCTGTAAGTAGTGATTCATGTTTTGAACTAGCATCTGAGCTTTGCCTGAGGCACTGCTTGATGTAAGCTGTTGAATAGGAACACGCCCTTGGTTGTATTCACCCTCTTGGGTATAGCTACGTCCGATTACACTACCCGTTTGAAAAAACAAGCGGAGAGCATCAGAAGGATTGTAAGCGTTCCCTGTCCCTAGGTCTACTTCATTTAAACCATCTGCATCGATATATACACCATCAGGTACAGTACGAGATATTACCTGCTGTAGCTTAAGGTGGGTAATCTGAATTAAGTCAGCAAATGGAATCATACGTCGAGTCAAAGACTCAATAACACCCTTATACATTCGAGGTGCGCAAGCTACATAGTTGGGTAAAGCATGCTGTGAGGCAGACTTTGGTCTTACCATGTTCTCAGCCATCTCCCACTTTAAAAGGATATTAGTACCCATAACCATAACACCATCATACCACACGTCAATGGTCTTCTCAAGCTTTTCAAACTTTCCATCCTGCATCATTTCTTCAGGTGGGTTGAATTGGTCATCTTTCTCAATGACTCGCTTGTTGTCTCCGTCTACCTTTTTCTTATAGACAATCTTCTTAGTGGTCTTGTAGTTAAAGTACATGACCGTGGTTGTATCGCGATAGAAGATATCGTTATCGTAATACTGAGCCACATTATAATAGTCGTACCAATTTTGTCCGGACTTTGATATAACCTCTAAGTCTTCTTTAGTGAGGGTAGGGTCAATCTTTAGCAGCTCAATTACCGGGAGAGTTTTTATCTCACCCCAATAAAAGCAATCTTTAAAGTAGGGGTCTTCTGTATAACTGTAAACCACATTAGCGGGGTCTACATACTTAACCTCTACACCGCTGCCTTTTAAAAACTCTGTCTTAGCAACTGATATCCCTAATACAGTAAGGTCATAGTCAAGACGCTTCCTTAAATCATCATAGTGATTCTCCGCTAGAATTGTGCTAACAGCTTCTTCCTCAGCAATCTCAATAGCAGGCTTGTACTTAAGCTGCATAAAAAGCTGCAATTCCTCATCCGTACTTGGAAGCTCATCAGACGGAACCACAAAAGGGTCTACGCCACTGCCCTTTTGAATATTCTCAAGGAAAGGCTTAGCTACCATTTGACTCTCAATCAAGTCTTGAAACGCGCTGCGTTTAGATTGAGACAATGCGTCTTGAGCATAAGCCTTAACCTTAAACAATCTCTCAGACATTCCATTAACTACGATGTCTACAAACTTGGGAAGAATAGGAACAGGAGTCCAATCAAGATTGAGGTAAGACAAGTCACCATCAATAGCTAACTCGTTTTTATATTTCGCTACAGATTGTTCTCCACGCGCATACAGTCGCAGGCGGTTAAAATCTTTCCATTGATTATAAAATCTGCACTGATTGCCGTCCTTCTTAAACCATTCGTACTGAATAGCTTGACCTATCTGCAACCCAAATTCATCCGTAGCTTTTTCAGCGTCAGAAACAAATTGACTTGGAAAGCCTGTAGATGAGATATTTATAGTGACTTCCTTCATCGTATTTTTTTAATCCTTATCTTACTAACGTTTCCTTCGTTACTGTACTGAGCGAAGTTAACACTAATTTTTCTTTGTTTTTGCTGTGGCAAATAGATGTGTTTTTGAGTAGCCATAATAGCTAAACCTGAGCTAATAGTTGCATCAAACGCTGTTCGATTGCTTATGTCAAACTTAGCCCAATCCTCAAGAGTTCTTACAAATGGCATCATACCCATTTCATCGGACGGTCTAAAGTCCCCATCTAAATCTAGACCTACGTATTTTTCAATGTAAGACTCAATAGCAGAGGCGTGAGCTTGCTTTACATCTTCACTTGAGTTAGGTATACCACCAAGCTCTTTTTCTGTTTTAGAAAGTTTGGTAAATGGTTTGTCAGGACGGTTCATACAGAAACCCCTGTATCCCCTATTTTTAAAATGATACAACAGCCTAGGCTTATTGTTCTCAATCAAGATGGGCATACCGTAAAAGACACACGCCATGAGGACATCCTCAAAAAATATCTCAGCAGTCTGAGGACGAGCTACATATTCTAAAAAGAACTCATTGCTAGGAGCCTCTTCCATGCTAAACTTAGTGAGACCGTGCAACGCTCCGTTAGAACCACCGCCCCCAACAACGCCTGATATGTCATAGGAGTCACATCCAAACGCCCCTATGTGCTCATTGCCCGGATACTTAACGCCCCTTTTGTCTATGACGTTATTTTGAAGAGGACGTGACGGAGTCCATGATATGTAAAACCTACCTCTCTTATCAGGATAGAACCTGACCGTGGTATCCTTGTGACCATTCTCCCAACCAAAAGAACCGCGTGTTACATACTGTTCTTTTATTAAAGACTCTGAATAATCTAACTGCTGATAAATCTTTGTAAGGTTAAACAACGAAGATTTGCTTTCATCTCTAAACGCATGAGATTCAGTTCTAGGAAACTGCCTATAAAATTCGTTAAGAGCATCGGGGTCATTCTTCAATGAATCCACCTCAGCTTCCCAATAATCAATCGCACCATTTCTAATGGGCCTATCGTCGATACCCCTTACTTCTTTTTTAGGGGCTTTTAATACAGGATGTCCGTAACGGTCAATAAATCCTTCCATGTTGTATTCCATAGGAATAAACAAAGAATACATACCGCTCTTAGTTTGACCGTTTGCATTTCTACTTTCTAGATTTGAATCCTCATAAAGTTTTTTGAAATTGCTCCCACCCTTGCTTAAAGCATTGGAGGTAGAACCCATTAGGCACTTGCCTATAATACGGCTACCCAATCTTAAACACGTCTTGGTTACTCTCCAATTGTTTAAGATGTTGTTGGGCTTTACCCACTTACCACTCTCATCATGAACAAGGAGTAAAAGCTTTTCCCCGTCATATGAGTTATCGTCCGTATTCTTCCAATCGATAGTAGTGTCGAGACCATCTAGGTCTTGAGCAGCTACCTCATGCATATTCTTTTTCGTAATCTTAGATGCAGGAATTCTAAAGGCTAGTTCTGTTTTAGGCTTATCCATACCATCCTGAATAGGCTTGTAGAAGAATGGTAACCTGTTAGCTATAGGAACCACCTTATCCGTAAACATCTTCTTTGCGTCAGAACCTGTCTTGGAAAGTATTCCAACCCTTGAATCTTTTGCGAGTGTACCTGTGTTTACACATTCTGATGAACCCATATAAGAGAATCCTGAGCGTCTTATTTTTAAATAAGACATTCCAAAACATCTGTCGTCAGCTTTACATGCCTCCCAAAAAATATAAAAAATTCTATTGGCTTCTCTAAAATCAGGATATCCTACATCAATAGATGCCCACTGCAGGTACATGTAATGAGCACCTGTTATATAAGTAGGAACTCCTTTGTTTATGAACCAATGTCCATTTTCTCTAGAATCAAACTGTGTTTCAATGTAATCTATCCATTCATTCTTAAATGAAGAAGGCATGTCGTTCCACTGAAAAATAGATTGTATCCTCTGCAAAGACTTAGGGAGTTCGTGACGAATCCAATAATCCGGCTCAGGAGATAACCCCCTAGGGGTTGGAGGCAACGCAATGTCTAACCCCGATACATTTATGATGTCACCAATCTGACCTGTCTTAGATATTACAACAACTCCATATTTTTCGTTGTATCCGTAATGCCAAGTCTTGGCCCTATTTTTATTCGCAACAACGGCCCTAGGAATAAAATCCTTATGCTTTGTGTACAGCTTATTTTTTAGCTCGTTGTTCTGCAAATCCCTGCTTGCTATCAGTTCTACTTGAGTCTCCGGTAAGCAAGTTAAGCTCTTCTTGCTCTGTTTCTATCTTATTAAGGATATCAAACGCATCAAAGATGCATAGTTTTTTAGTAGCCGCTGCATTTTTTAAACGGTCTGCAGCTAATTCATCTTCAGGGTCAGGCTTAATAATATCTTCTTTTGCGACCTTGACAAGCTGTTCTACTGCCCTGTAACCTGCAGCAATTACTTGCTCCTTCAATGATTTAGAGTTCATAGGGAGAAAGTAATTTGGTGGTCATAAACCCTATAAAGCTTTTCATCGTCTACTAAAAACTCATATTCTGATTCAGGCGTGAAAGAAACTGCATCCCCCTCCTTAATCCCGTTATCAATTAAATATTGATTGGGATACTTCATGATTCCCATAAGAGGTTCTTCCGAAGATGGTTTAAATATGTAAGAATTGTCCGAGGGTACGGGCTTTACAAAGCAATATCTATCATGAGCATGCCAAGCTCCATCCTTCTTGTACATAAAGAACTGCTCATTATCTATTAAAAAAAGCTCTTCCCATAAATGACTCTTACCGCTTTTTCTTTTCCCTGAGATGTCATTATAAAACTTAAATACATTGTGGTGAACCAAAAGGATGTCTCCTTTTTCAATTGGTCCATTGTATTCTAAGGGAACTGACTGAACTACGGCTAAACGGTTAGAGGCTTTATGGTTTTCCTCAGAGGTACTTGTAACAATTTCAACTTCACCCATAACCTTGGTGTTGTCGTAACGTTTATTTCCAAAGGGCGTAGCTATAAAACAAGTTGGTGATTGCATTAAAATTCAAGATTGTATTCAATGGCTATAGGCATTGTATCTCTAAACTGTTTCCATAAAAAGATTTCATCTTCTCGCTGAATCCAAATAAATATACACCCATCATCTTCCTGACGGATATGGTGTATATGATAGCTACCTCCCAATACGTCTTGACCTACTAAGTAATGAAGTGCTCCGCTTTTAGCATCAGGGCCGACTGATATCTTGCGGATGTCACTTTTCATTTACCGCACTGCTACAACAGTAGCGTTTATGCTGTTACATACAACACTTCCTATGGAACTAGACTTTACAAACACTTGGAAATAATCCGCTGTGGTTGCATTCTGAATAGTTTGAATGGAAATGTTATTATTTTCAGTAGTAGCAGTTCCCTGCTGTGTGTCAGCTAGTGCAACTCCATTTTTATAAATCAAAAACGTTAAGTCAGATAACGCATTTCTAGTAGATACTACAAACGTAATAAGAAAAGCATTAGTGGTAGCCGGAGTGGTTCCTGTATATGTCAACCTATTGGTGGCAGCAGTCCATTTAGAAGCCGACCCTTCAGTATATACATTAGCGAGAACCACATAAGTGTCTGCGGCAGCAAAAGTTGTAGTGGTAGGAGTAGTAGAATACCCATTAACATGCCCTGAACTAATAGCAAAAAGGCTACCAACAGTGTAGTTTTTGGTAATGTTGCTGTCTTCAGCATCAGTTCCAATCACATAATCAGCAAGGCTGACGGACGAATCAATAGGGTATGTACTAATCTTAGCCATTTTCTTTAGGTTTTATTTCTCCCGTTTCAATATTCAAGGTAATGTCTTCTCCATACTTTTTAGTTATAGATTTTTCTACCTCAGAGAATTTATCTTTTAAACCCTTTAGCAAAAGAATAGCCTCGGATTTTTGAATTTCAAGGTCTGCAAGGGAAATCTTACCTTGGTTGATTTCCTGAAGAGACGTTCGCAAACTCTGAAGTTCTTCAGAGGTGAGCTTGGTAGGCTTGATTTTTTTAGCCATTTTAAATTAGATTAAATTAGAATTAAGGCAAAGATACAACTTTACTTCCTACGGTTTTTACCGAGAACTACAGCTTGTAAAATTCGCTTCATAACATTAACGACTTTGTCGTCTTTCTCTGTTTCGGTTAAAGCAGTGACAGTTCCTGCTGCAGTAATCAAGGCAAGGGCGAGACTTGCCCAATTTTGTACTAGAAATTCCATAGCTTATTTGTTTAGAAAGCCGAACTTCTTTTCTACTGAAAAAGAAGGACAAGCTTTAGATGAATATTCGTTGTGTCCGTGAACACTTAAGTAACCAAATGTAAGTCGTAAACTTTTAACTAGTTCAACAAAAGATATCTCTTGCTCAACAGTCATAGTGTCTTGAGGAACTAAATCCTTGTCCACTCCTCCAACATAACAAACCCCAATAGAGTCTTCGTTTTCTCCCGATGTGTGAGCACCTTGAATAGAAACAGGGCGGCCAATCTCTGTTAAGCCGTCAATATGAATTACATAGTGGTATCCAATATCTGACCATCCATTACCCTGAGGGGGAGGGTCTGTATGCCACTTACGAATAGTATCCACACTTACCTCTCTACCTTCAGGGGTAGCAGCGCAGTGTAATATGATACGGTTTAAATCCCTCATTGAATTCCTTTCTTGGCAAGCAAAAGTTTTATTTCATTCACACCATCAAGCAAAACATCTAAGCTTTGCTGAACTCGTGTTTCTTGCTTTTCTAAAGAATGCAATCTGCTTTTTACTTTAGTGAGTTCGTTTTCCATCTTCACATAAGTTCCGATTATCCCACCAACTGCACCCACAGCTACACTAATCAGTTCGTAATTCATGGCATTAAGGAAGTTATATATTCTTTGTCTCTTTCTGAAAGCAAACCATCTTGGTCATGACTTAATTGTGTTGCAATCAATACGGCATCGCAATACATTTCGCCCGTTACGTGCAGAATATAACACTCCGCTGAAGTTGCGTTTACTGCTGCCGCTATTTGTTCTTTAGTGTAGTGCATTACCCAAAAGTTTGAACTGTATTT